GGACCTCCCACGCCCTCGCCGCGATTTTCGCGCGTGTGCGCGTGACGCATGTCGGGGAATGCGTAACAAATCTGAACTTCTCAGCGCGGAGAGTTCGCGGGAGGTTCCACACGTCCCCCCGAGCGAACCCTGGCATTCGTGGCCGCGCCCCGGATTCTGGCCCTCGTATGTGCGCCGCCCCGGAACCGATCCGCAACGCGCCTCGGGGGTCTGCCAGCCGTTTCCGGCGTTGCGGACAGACCCCCGAGCGCCGTTCACCGTTCAGTCCAGGACCGGGTGGGTGTCCCGCCCATAGCCGCATCCGTGCCACCCGGTGATCGTCCCGGTCTCGGCCGAACCGACCGGGCCGAACCCCACACGATGCGCGCAGTACACCCCGTCGCCCTCGAACAGGTGGTCCCGCATCGCCTGGCCCTGGAGCCGCGCGCCGCGCTCCAGCGACTCGTACCGCTCCGCCGGGCTCGAACCCATCAGCGGGTACCCGGGCTCGCCCTCCAGGTCCACCGTCTCGCGCACGTGCCAGCCGGGCGGGTCATCCGCCAGCCGCTCCAGGCTGTCCTCGATACCGGGCCGCGTGCTCATCACTTCCTCCTCGTCCGTCCGCCGGTCTCGCTGTTGCACCCGGCACAGCACGGCCGGATGTTGTCGCGCCGGTACGTGCCGCCCTGGCACCCGGGCTTGATCCGGTCCACCGTCACCGTGTCCACCGTGAGCAGCACGCCGCACCGGTAGCACCGGCACGCCGGGACACCCTGGCCCAGGTCCGTGTGGAGCGCGTAGGGGAGCGGGAAGTCCAGGGCCACCACGTCCACGTCCGCGCGGTACGTCGCCACCAGCCACTCCCGGCGACGCCTACGGCTGTCGCTGCCTCCCCGGGCGTTGCGGTTCGTCGTGCCCCGCGTCGCCCGGCCGTCCTCGGTCTTGACGCCCATCGGTCAACGCCCCCGCATCCGCTTGTTCGCTCGCTTGCCGTTGCGGGTCCGGGTCTGGAACGAGCGGCCAGCGCCGCCCACGTGCCAGCCCAGGCACTGGTCACAGCGGTACACCGTGAACTGGTCCACCCGCATGGCGGCCGAGGCGGCCAGCCTGGCCCGAGCGCCGCTGGCGGCGGCCCGGTCCTCGTGCCGGTCCTTCCCGGCGCACCGGCGCATGTATCCAGCGCTCATCGCTTCCACGCCCGCTCGTGCGCCGCGTGGGTCTTCTTACTGGCCTGGGCCAGCGCCGCCACCAGCTTGTCCACGGTCAGGTCCGAGGACAGCCGGTTCTTGGTGTGCGCGTCCAGCACCTCGTCCACCGCGTGGAGGAACCCGAGCAACGCGAGCCGCCCGCCCTCACTGGACGCCCGGCTCCGGTCGATCCCGGTCACCTGGTCCTCCAGGCCCTTGATGACCTCCCCGTGGGCCTCACAGTCCAGCGCTCGCGTGCTGGCCTCGCGGATGCCCCGGTCCCGGTCCACCCGGGCGTGGGTCGCCTGGTCCTCCAGGAACCCGATGTACGTCACGAGGTCCACGACCTCCGCCGTCACCTCGGGTGCCTGGCGGACGATCGTCCAGGCGCTCGGCCGGACGTACATCGAGAGGGCCTGGAACTGGGTGTCCGGTCCGTCGTAGAACTCGGAGCGCTGGTCCAGGTGCTGTCCGGCCTGGTGGACCGGAACGTCCGGTCCCGAGCACTTGAGCCGGGAGCACGTCACCGCGTGCTCCGGTCGGCTGGGGTCGTATCGGTTCGTCGTTGTCATGGCTCCACCTTACCGTCATGCCTGCAATGTGTCAACGAATGAGGCGGGCCGAGCGAACCCGGCCCGCCTTGTCAGTGCAATGTCAAGATCAGGGCCGGGGAAGGAACTCGGTCGGGATCTCGTGCTCGGCGGCCCACGCCGCGCGCTCGGTCTCGGTCCGGAACACCGGGACGTTGATCGGGGTCAGCGCCGCCGGGCTGGGGCCGTACTGGGGACGAGAGAGCCGCCGGGTGTCCTCCACGCCCAGGTCCGCCCGAATCCCCTCCAGCACGGCCGTACGCGCCGGGTCCTCGCCACCGCTGGCCCAGTGCTCGGCGGCCTCGGTGTGGTCCTCCTGGACCTCCTGGGGATAGCCGTCGCCCTCGGGGTCGATGTCCAGCCGCGCCCGTACCGCCCGGGTGCCCTCGTCCTCCCAGGGCGTCATCTCGCCGGAGCGCTCCAGCTCGCGGAGCGTGTGGACCAGGGTGGCCCGGTCCGACCACACCGTCTCGGGCCGGATCTGCCAGTGGTCCGAGATCCAGCCCTCGGCCCAGTACGACCCGTCCCGGGGTTCGTACCGGATGGTCAGCACCTCGCCGGGGACCTCGCCCTCCCAGGTGCCGGTGTTCAGCGCGCGCTCGCGCTGGATCTTGGTAATGGCCCGCTCGGCCCGGTCCTCGGCCGCCCGGCGCTCGACGTGCCGGACCACGGCCTGGCCGGTCAGCATCCAGGCGAGCACCGTCCACCCGGCCGCTCCGGCGATGTGCCACCAGTCCGGCTCGCTGGGCATCCAGACCACGAGTGTGGAGGCGACCACGGCGGCCAGCGCGGCCACTCCGGTCCCGGCGATCGAGGCCACAGACGGGCCTCGCTGTGTACGCTGGCTGTGCTGGCTCATCTCGCCCGCACCTTCCTTTCCTGTTCGGTTGCGGCCCGCTCCCCATCGGAGCGGGCCGTGGTCGTCTCTCAGCGGACCAGGGCGTCCGTGTCGCCACCGATGAGCACCGGTGCGTGGCCGTCCACGTGGAGCTGGCCCAGGCGGAACACGCGCTCCTCCGTCCAGAAGTGCATCGGCTTGCCGCACTCCGTACAGGTCCCGGCGTAGCCCCGGAACGCCCCGGTCCGGAACGTGATGCCGATCCCCGGGTCCACCGCGTTGAACACCAGTAGCTGAGTCATGTTGCAAACTTAGCAGTCATGGCGGTAACGTGGCAACCCCCGGACGGACCGGGGACAGAGGAGGTCGTGGTGACCACGAATCACGAGGGCTGGTCCAGCACGTGTGACGCGCTGGACCACCACGGCACCGTCACGGCGCTGGACCGGGCAGTGTCCGGCCAGCTCGGGGAGGCGCTGGCCGAGGATCTGGCCGCCGGTCTCGCCCGGGATGGGTACGCGCTGGTACGCATCGACAAGGCCCCGGAGTTCCTGGGCCGGAGAGAGGACTGAACGATGACGTTCGACGTAGGGGACAACCTGGGAGTCTTCCTGTTCTTCCTGGGCCTGGCCGCCTGTATCTGGGCGTACCGCGCCCGGTAGGTAGACACCTAGCCGTCATGCCTGTAAGGTAGGACCCAGCGCGGCACGGTGCCGCCGGAGGAGGAACAATGGGAGCCAAGGACAGCGAGGGTCCAGGCCGGGGAGACAAGGGCTCGGGCGGCTCGGACAGCGGCCGGAGCGGAGCGGGCACCGGCCCGGGTCGCACCGAGGGCGGCGGCCGGGACGGCAACCAGTCCGGCCGGGGGTACCGGCTCGGGCGGCAAGAAGTGATCTGGGGGTCAGGACCCGGCCGTGGGGTGCCCTGGTGGCGCTGGCACGGGAACCGGGTCCTGACCCTCGGGCACGTCCCCGGCCTCCTGGGGCCGGAGCCGGTACCGAGGGGTGAAGCACGCGAGGGCCGCACGGTGGCCCGGATCGGGGAGACGAGGCAGTGAGGCTAGGCGAGGTCCGGCGCGGCCGGTGGTGGGATGGCGGCGCGTGGTGGCGCTGGCACGTGATCGGCCCGGTGGGCTGGCACGTGGCCGGGCTCCGGGACCGGTACGGAACGTGGAGGCTCAGGCGCAACTCGGACGTGGTGCGCTGAACGAGGAACGGCCCCGGAGCGACGATGCTCCGGGGCCGTTCTTGACTGTGAAGTGTCAGGCCCGAACCGGGCCGGACTTCACGATCTCGCCGTCGATCGTGCGAGGGTCGGCCGCCGGGGTGGCCTGGGGCCGGATGCCGAACAGCGCGAACCCGGCCAGGATGATGGCACCGAGCCCGGTCACGAACGCATCCGAGACGGCCAGGTTGTACTCCGCGAACAGCGCGGCACCGGCGGCCACCGCGCCGACGAACAGCGCCGGAGCAATCGGGCGCGTGGTGAGCGCGATCAGCACGGCCGAGATGGCCGTGACGATGGCCGTAGCCTGACCGGCGTTCAGCCAGTCCAGGCCGAGCGAGACCAGCCACGTCACCAGCGAGCCGATGAGCGCGATCCACAGCGCCGGTTCACGACCGAAAATCTTGATCTGGGTCATCCCTGTTTCCTCCTGTTACTGGGCGCGCACGTTGAGCGTGCCGCCCTCCACCTCCAGCACGCCGGACAGCGTGCCGTCCTTCCCCGCCGGGCCGGGAGCGCCAGCCGGGCCAGGAGCGCCGGGAGCGCCCTGGGGACCGGGAGGGCCAGCCGGGCCACGAGCACCGGCCGCGCCAGCGGCACCGGCCTTACCGGCCCGCTTGGCCGCCAGCGCGGCCAGGAGCTGGAACCCGTGCCAGCCCGTGATCGAGGGCGTGGCCCCGGCCGTCGCGCTGAACTTCTTCCGGCTGGCGTTGACGGCGGCCTCCATCTTGGGGCCGTAATCGCCGTCGATGGTGCCCGGGGAGTTCCCGGTGTCCGCCAGCACGTATTGCCAGAAGGTGACCTCCTGGCCCTTGTCGCCCTTGCTGACCAGCATGTTTCCCTCTCCTGCCGAGCCGCCCCGAACCGAGGCCAGGCCCAGCGAGCCCGTCCACTCGTCGGCGGTCTGGGTGTAGTCGCCCGAGAAATGGGCGTGCTTGTCGTGCTTGTTCGAGCCGGTGTACGTCCGGGTCTGCCAGCCGTCCGAGCGTGCCCAGATCCGGCCCTTGTAGATGATGTACCGGAACGGGATGTACCCCCCGGCCCTGGCCTTCTTGATCAGGTACTGGATGACGAGTTCCATCCAGTCCGTGGCCGAGCCCGGGATCAGGTCGCGGTCCACGTCGATGGCGCGAACCTCGTCCTTGCTGTCCCCGTCCTTGTACTCCGCCTTGCCGGTCCGGTCCGGGTTGTGGCCGGAGGAGCCGGTCTGGTGAGCGAGGTCGCCCACCGAGCCGTCCGTGGCCTTATCCCGGCCGGGGAACACCGTGTTGAACTCGGCCCGTACGGTCTGGAGACCACGGGTCAGGACCCAGGCCATCAGTCCTCCGTCACCACGGTCTGGGTGGTCCAGTCCGCTTGTGCGTCGTCCGCCCACGGGTCCGGGATCACGTCGCCCAGGTGGTCCAGCGGGTCCTCGTCCGGGGCCGCGTCATGCGGTCCGGCGGGTACCCCGAGATCCTGGGTCACATCAGCATCCATCGTCGTCCCTCCCCTCCTGTCCTTACTTCACAGTAACAGCTTCACCCCCGCTTGCTCCTCCGCGTCCGGGCGGCCTTGCGCGCCATCCGGGAGCGCTTGGCGTGGGTGTCCCCCGCGTTGGCGATCCGGGCGGCCTTGCTCTTGCTCATGCCCTTACGCCGGAGCGCCTTGTACGCCCGGTGCCGTCCGGGCCTGACGTAGCCTTTCCGGCCTCCTGCCGAGCTGACCATCGTCACCACCTCCAGGCCCAGTGTGTACCCGGGGAGGGACAGCCAGAAGCCCCGGACCAGCAGGCCCGGGGCTTCTTGACGATGCACTGTCAGGGGTGGTTCTGGCGGGCCAGGACGAGGCCCTGGCGCTCCAGCTCGGCCGTGATGGCCCGAGCCCGGCGGAACAGCGGGCCGTCCTCACGCTGGGTCGCGTGGAGGACTTCCTGGAGCGTGCTCTGGGTCTCGCGGTCCTCGGCGGCCACCAACTGGTCCGCGCCGATCATCCGCATGAACCAGTCGGCGGCCGTGCCGACCCCGGAGCCACCGGCACCGCGCGGCCCGGTGTACTTCTCCGCGATGGCGGCGGCCATCGCGTGCTCCAGGCTGTTGAACCACTCGCGGACGTTGCTCACCTCGGGGCGCGCGCCGTCCTCGGCCTGGGTCTCGAACCCGTACAGCTTGCGGCCCTCGTACGAGTCGCTGATCTGCCGTCCGTCGATCTGGAAGAACTGCCACTGGCCCACGGCCCAGCGCTCGGTGTAGTACAGCTCGCGGCTCACGGTCGCTTGCTCCTCTCGCTGTAGACGGGCGTCAGGCCAACCTCGCGCGCCGCATCGTCGATCATGTTCAGGATGTCGGCCAGGACGAACGGCTGTTCGTCGCTGGGCTTGCGGTCCCGGCGGCCCATCGCCTCCTCGTTCTCGGCCGCGCCGTCCGCCCAGCCCTTGACGGCGCGCTCCATCGCGGCCAGCGCCCGGTGGGCACCTCGCCTACCTGGCGCGCCGAGCGCGCCGCCACGGTCCACGGGGACCGGCTGAGCGGTCTCCTCCTGGGTCGGGGTGACGGACTCCGGCCGGAGGTCGCGGAGCCGGGTCGGGAGGTTCTGGAGCGCCACCGGCGCGCCGTACTTCTCGGTGAACCGCTCCGGCTCGAACGTCCGGCGGCGGCACGCCGCGTCGTAGGGGTCACTCCCCCAGGTCCAGCGGCCGTCCGCCAGTAGCCAGACGAAATCGCCGGAGTCGTCCACGCCCAGGAATCGGGGGTACGGAAGATCGGTCATGGTTCGGTCGTCCTCTCCAGGAGGGCCGGGGGCGGCCGGAGCCGCCCCCGGGGTGGTCAGTCCTTGTCGGTCTTCTCGGGCTTCTTGGTCGTGTCGGCCGGGGGCTTCTCCTTGGCCTTCTCGATCTTCTCCCGGGGGATTCGGCGGCTCTTGTCGCTGTCCCCGAACTGGTCGGCTCCCACTGGGTTCTCCCGTCCGGCGCGTCCCTCGCGCCTTCTGGTGTATACCTTACCGTCATTACTGCAAGGTGTCAACAGCGGGTGTCACCAGGATCTTGACGTGCAACTGTCAGCGCTTGCCGAGCGGGCTCAGGCCCGTGGCCGGGAGCACGCCCACCGGCTCGGCCAGGCCGGAGGAGCCCCGGTGCCGGTCGGCCCACAGGCTCATGGCGATGGCGTCACCACGGTCCGGGCTCCGGCCCAGGCGCTCCACCACCTTGTCCTTGGGCTCCACCTTGATCTTGGGCGGGACGCCGGTGGTCACTTCCCAGTGCGGCGTGGTCAGGTCCGAGATCATCAGGTCGTCCGGGGGGAGCGCCAGCACCGGATCGAACGCCGGGTCCAGCAGCTCGCGGAGGTTCCAGTACGCCGCGCTCCGGGTGTTGGTGAACCCGAACTTGCCGGACCGGTCCCGCACCGTGGCCCCGGCCGAGCCGGTGTACGCCAGCGGCCGGGTACCCAGCTCGCGGAGCCGGTCGAACACGCCAGCGCCCAGGCCGATCACGTCGATGATGGCCCGGCCCTCGCGCGCCTGGATCAGGCCCACGGTCGCCATCGTGTCCCGGCGGCGGTTGGTCTCCAGGGTCACGGCCCAGCCATCGCGGGCGGCCAGGACCGTCTCGTCCCCGCCCCGGCCCACGTCCACGCCGGTCCACAGCGGGCCGCCCGGGGAGGGACGGCCCTGGCGGTCCCACTCGTGCCAGCGCTCGATGGCCGCCTCCAGCCAGGCGAGCGGGATCACGCTGTCCTCGTCGCTGGCGTGGAACTCGCCCAGTACGCGGTTGTGGAACACCGCGCTGTCGCTCCCCCACTGGGAGCGCCGCTGGTCCGCCCAGGCCCGGGAGATCCGGCCCGAGGCGATGGCCTCCTCCAGGGTGACGTGACGGGTCCACCAGTCCTCATACCCGGGGGCTCGCCGGTGGATGTCGTAGAACCGGCCGGACGGCGCGCCGGGGGTGCTCATGGCGAACGCATAGGCGTTGTCCGCCACGTCCACACCGGCGTTCGAGAACGCGCCCTCGATCGAGTCCCAGGTGGCCGGGGGGACGATCTTGGCCTCGTCCAGGAGGTACAGCAGCTCCTCGGCGTGCGCGCCCTCGATGCGCTCCGGCTGGTTCGAGGCCACGGCCGTGGCCGCGCCGTGGGTCAGCTTCAGCCGGAGGTCCAGCAGCTCGGTCCGGGGGTTGTACGGCGCGCGGCCCAGGGCCACGAAGTTGATCCGGCCCGCCCACTTGTGGATCTCGGGCCACAGGTACACCTCCAGGTGCCGCCAGGCGGACGCCGTGGTGATGATTTTCCAGTCCTTGCCCATCAGGTCCCGGGTCGTGGCGAACCAGTTCACCAGGATGGCACCGCTGAAGGACTTCCCCAGGCCGTGAGGGCCACGTACGGCCACGCGCCGCTCGCGCGGTACCGCGTCCAGGATCTCGCCCTGGTAGCCCGCCAGGCGCACGTCCAGGCAGTCAGCCGCCCACGCCGTGGGGGAGTCGCGCCAGCGGTCGAGCCGGGTCCGCGCCAGGTACTTGGTCGCCAGGTCGATGGTCGTCACGGCCGCGCCCCCATGATCCGCTGGAACTCGGCCACGGTCGGCGGGGTGCCCCGGCCCCGGGTGCTGACCGGCGGGCGCGGCGCGCGCTTACGCACAGCGCCGGGCTTCCAGTGCACGCACCCGGTGTCCGCCGGGACCAGCTCGCCACACGCGCCACACGGCCGGTGCTTCACTGTCCGGTCCCCAGCTCGATCGAGGCGAGGTGCGCCTGGATCAGCGCCGGGACCATCGACTCCTGTTCGGGGCTCAGGTTCAGGCCCGCGATGATGAGCATGATCCGGCTGACCACCACGTCACCCCAGCGCTCGGCCATCGAGGTCATGCGCTCGGAGATCCCCATGTCGTGGGCGGTCTTGGCGTACTTGACCACCCGGTCCCGCTCCTGGGCCTCCAGGCCCACCAGGGCTCGGGCCTCCTCGGACACGGCGTAGATGTTGCCGTCCTTGCCAGCCGCGCCGAACCGGTAGCCGATCAGGCCGTTTGCCTTCTCGGCCTCCCCGCCCTCCAGGGCAACCTCGTCCGTGCCGTCCGAGCGGACCTGACGCTCCAGGAGCTGGCCGTACAGGTGCGCGCGCATCCACGATTGCTGGAGCATCCCGAGCACGGCGGCCGAGGAGTCGATGGACTGTCCCTCGGGGGCCGTGCCCACGGCGGACCAGGCCGAGATCCGGGCCAGGCCCTGGGCTCGCATCACCTCGCGGCTGTATCCGCCGTGGAGGTTACAGGCGTCCGTTCCCCTGGTGGCGGCCTTGTGGCACTCACCCCGGCCCTTGCTCCGGTTCTTGGTGCACTCCAGCCGCCCGTGGTCGTCGCACCAGCGAGCGCCACCTGGGTTGTTCGCCGCGTTCAGGCGCGGACCCTCGCTGTATGTCATGGTGTCATCCTATCCGGGATCGAGGGGGCATCTAACCTCGGAGCCTTGACAGTGAAGTGTCACGCCCGGACGCACCGAGGCCCGGCCAGGGGACGGGGAGGTCTGCCTGGCCGGGCCTCGGGCGGGGCGGCTCCAGATCCCGGGACGGAGCCGCAATCGGGGGCCGAGCTGATCAGCCCTCGAAAGACACCTTACGGCGACGGGCCAGGACGAACAGCAACCCGCCCGTGCCAATCACGGCCAGCGCGCCACCGGCCAGCATGACGATCCCGCCGGGACCGGTCACGGGGAGGTCCGAGCCGCCACCGGCCACTGGCGTGGTGGTGATGCCGGGCGCGGCCGTGGTGCTGGTCGTGGTGCTCGGGCTCGCGCTCCCCGTGGTGCTCGGGCTGGCCGAGCTGGAGGCCGAGGCCGAGGTGGACGCGCTGGCGCTGGCGGACGTGCTCGCGCTGGCCGAGGTGCTGGCGCTGGCCGAGGCCGAGGTGGACGCGCTCGCGCTGGCCGAGGTGCTGGTGGACGGCGGCGCGCACGTGAGCGAGTAGACCTCGCCACCGAACGAGATCCGGGAGACCACGGTGGTCACGGTGCCGGGCGGGTTCTTGGTGTAGCCCACGCCGAACGAGATCACCCGGTGCGACCGGTCGGCCGGGGGCAGCGTGACCAGGATGGCCGGGTTGGCGTGCTCGTAGAACTCCCCGCCGGTGACCAGGTTCCAGAGGTGCGTGGAGCGGTCGTACCGCAGCGTGCCGTACCCGGAGCCGTCCACGTCGGCCACCTCGACCGAGAAGAACGAGGACTGGTCCGGGGCCGGGGCGGCCACGTAGTCACCGGGGGTCAGGTCGTCCACGGTCAGGCCGGTGACGGCCCGGTGGATCAGGTCGGCGGGCTCGAACTTCAGCCCGGCCACGGTGGCCTCGGGCTTGCGGTCGGCCTCGTCCGGGTTGACGTACCAGCCCGCCAGGTTCGGGCACGTGGCGAACGTCGGGCCGGTCGGGGTCTCGGTGGCGGCGGCCGGAACCGCGAGGGCCACCAGCCCGGCGGCCAGCAGGCCCGCCGCGCTGGCGAGGGCGGCGGCCAGTCGGGTCTTCATCGTCTCGATCTCCTCGTGTCGGGGTCGTGCTCAATGAGGCGGAACCTTACAGCGTTGCCGGGGAGGTGGCAAGTCCCTACGCCGGAGCCCAGCCGTACGAGCACGCGCCCACGCGGAACCAGCGCTCCGCCGGGACGGCCTGGTTCACCGGGAACTCCACGGACTGGCCGGGCTCCAGCGTGACCGTCCTGGAGAACTTCAGGGCCGCCTCGCCGGTCACGGGCCACTGGACCCACACCGCGCCGGTCTGGGCGCGTTCGGTGGTGTTGGTGGCCGTGACGGTGGCAACCAGGCCGTAGTCCCCCACGACCTTCTTCTCACAGACGCCGGTGGTCGTGACGGCCGGACCGGCCGGGATGGTGTGGGCCGGAACCGGCCCGCTCTCGCTGGTCAGCCCGAGCGCCACCGCGCCGGAGCACAGGATGAACAGCCCGCCCAGCACGATCGAGACCCAGGCCCACGCCGGGAGGCCGCGCCGCTTCTCCCCCGGGGTCGGCCACCCGTGCTGGATGCCGAGATCCTGGTGGACTTGGGAGTCCCACGGCGGCACGCCGGGGCTGGCGTAGTGCTCGCGGTCCACGGCCGGGTCCGGGTCGTCCGGCACCGGCGGCGGAGCCGCCCCGTACCGGGCCATCCAGTCCAGCGGCGTGTGGCCGTATACCGGGGCCACGCCCGGATGGAACGTCGCGTCCTTCTTCTCGCTCGCGCCCATGTCGATCTCCTTCTCCGTCGTGCTGACACTTCACAGTCAAGGGTGGCGGTGCCGGTCGTTCCGGCCCCCGCCGTTCGGTCACTTCTCGTAGCAACGGGACCAGTCGGTCCCGGTCTTGCTCACGTCCGCCAGGATGGGCACCCCGCGCCACTCGAAACTCAGCGCCTCGACCACCGCGCGGCCCACCTCCTCGGCCTCGGCCACCGGCACCGAGAACACGATCTCGTCGTGGATCTGGGCGCGGAGCATCGGCAGGATGCGCCGGTCCAGGCGCAACAGCCCGGTCATCATGATGTCCCGGGCCGCGCCCTGGCCCATGAGCGCCGGACCCTGGGTATGGGCGCGCTGGGGGTCGGCCCGCATGAGCCGCCCGAACCCGTTGTCCAGGAGCTGGCCCGCCTCGGCCACGGCCCGAACCTCGGTCTGCCACTCCACCAGGCGGCCGAACCGCTCGCGCATCGAGGCATCGAACCGGCGGACCAGGGCGGGCTCGATCTCCTGGCCCTCGCTGATGGCCTTGATCCCCCGGCCGTAGTTCCAGCCGTGCCCGATGGCCTTGGCCTCCTCGCGCCGGTCGGCCGTGCCGAACAGCTCCTTGGCGATCTCGGCGTGGGGGTCGTCCTTCTTCAGCATCTCGATGTACGCGAGGTCTTGGCTCAGCCCGGCCACGGCCCGCATATCGACCTGGGAGAGGTCGGCGGACATCAGCACCTCCCCGGGGTCCGGGAGGAGGACGGCGCGCTCCACGTGACGGCCGCCGCGCTTACCGAGCACGGTCAGGCCCGGCCGGGTGACGGACCAGCGGCCGGTGGCCTGGTCGAACCCGATCTTGGGGTGGACCCGGCCGTCCGGGCTCATGTTGTCCATCAGGGTCTGGTACACCGAGCGCGCGCCGACGATCCGGAACACGTGCTTGGCGATCTCGCGCACCTTGGGGAGGTGGTGATACTCCCGGGCCAGGTGCTTCATGTGCTCGCCCGAGGTGTCGAACTGGCCGCTGTTCGGCGTCCGCCAGAACGAGGTGGCCCCGGCCGCGCGGAGAGCCGCCTCCAGCGCCTCCTTGCCGCCGGTGCTCGCCAGCGGCGACTTGTACGCCACGCCCTTGGCGTTCGCCAGCGGCACCCCGGCGTGTTCGGCCAGCCAGGCCAGGCTCTCGGCCTTGCGCTGGTCCACCTCGGCCACCCGCTCGGTGAGGAGCGGCTGGTCCACCAGGAACCCGTTGTGGCGGATCTGGGCGGCCAGGGCGGCCACCCGGTGCTCGCGGGTCAGGTACTCCGGCACCGTGCCGCCCAGCTCCTCCAGGAGCCGCGCGTGGAGCCGCCGGGACAGCTCGGCGTCCTGGACCATGTACGTCCGGAACAGCCGCGCGTCCTCGGCCCGCTCCGGGTCCGGGTCGTCGGTGTCCACCGGGATCTGGCCCCAGTCGCCCCCGTACTTCTTGGCGAGCGGCTTGGACAGATCGGTGTACTTCTCCCCGAGGCCGTAGCTCACGGCCAGCGTGCCCAGGTCGTACTTGCGGGTGGCGTCCACGCCCTTGTCCCGGGCCATCGGCGGGTCCAGGAGCCGGGCGGCCAGCAGGCCATCGAACAGGCGGCCCTCGTCGGCCAGGTCGTGGATCTCGTCCATCGTCATGGCCTCGGCCCGCACGAGGGCGGGGAGGTCGAACGCCATGATGTTGTGCCCGGTGATGGTCGCGCCCTGACGGATGCGGGCGGCCACGTCCTCGGCCACCGTGGAGCCGCCCAGCTCGATCACCGGCCGGTCATCGTGGGCCACCGCGCCGATCCGGACGTACGCCTGGCCGTCCTCGACGTACAGCCGCTCGGCGTCGCCGGTCTCCAGGTCGAACGTCGCCACGTCCACACGCTCATCCACAGGTTGTGGACCCACCTCGGGCTCGGCCGGGCTTGACATGTCACTGTCATCCGCCGGTCCGCGCACCTCGTCGTGGCCCTCGCCGTCCGTGTCCTCGGGGGCCGGGCCGCGCGCCTCGGCGTGCTCGTTCTCCGGGGCGGGCTCCGGCGTCGGGTCCGGGTCCTCCGGGCCAGTGCCCGGAGCCGGGGGGAGGTCGCTCTCCTGGTCGAACACCTGCCAGACCGAGATGTGGCCGTGGGCCGAGCCCTGGCGCTCCAGCCAGAAGTTGCCGTACCGGCGGCCCCGGAGCCGGGAGTACGCCTCGCCCAGGGCCTTCCCGTACCCCTTGTCCGCCGGGTCGTCCAGCTTGGGCGGGGCGAGGTACCCGGCCGGGTTCGCCATCCCCTGGGCCTTGACCTCGGCGGTCCGGAACGGCTGGTCCCCGAACGTCGCCCGGAGCCAGCCCAGGTGGCCGGTCCAATACTGGGTGTCGAAATCGGACTCCGAGCGCCAGACCTTCAGGTTGTCCAGGAACCCGGTCAGCCCGGCGGTCTCCACGATCCCGCCCACGATCCGCTCCCAGACCTCGAACGAACCGAACGAGACGCCCCGGGTGGGCCTCGGGGAGCCAGCGGCGAACCAGGCCCGGACCAGGGTCAGGATGGCGGTCATCAGCTCGCGCCGGTGCTTGCGGGTCCAGCTCCCCAGGTCGAGCCCGGACTGGCCCGGGTGCCGGAAGGTCTCGGCCTTGCGGTCCTGGGGGTTGGCGTACTTGGGCCGGAGCGCAATCCGGTAGACCCGGCGGGTGAGGTCGCCCCGGACCTGGACCTGGTTCCCGAGGGACAGCCAGGTGATCACGTTCGGGAAGTTCGCCATCGTGGAGACGCCCAGGATGCGGTCCTGCCAGGTGACGGCGGTCAGCGCCTGGGCCAGCGGCGCGCCCTCCACGGTGTGCGCCTCATCGAACACGAAGAACTCCGCGCCGGTGCGGAACGCGGCCGTGATCTGCTTCCGGAGTTCGTCCGGGTCCGGAACCCAGTTCATCGGCTCGGCGGCCCGGCCGGTGTAGACCGTCAGGAGCTGGTCCGCCAGGAGGTTCTTGCCCACGCCCATCTGGAGGCCGTCCACCACGCACAGCGGCACCTTGGGCACCATGCCCCGGATGGCCGGGGTGACGATCAGGGCCAGGAGGTTGGCGCGGTCCGCGTCCTCGTCCAGGGGGAAGTCCCCCAGCCAGTCCTCCAGGATCAGCCGCCGGGCGGCCTCGATCTCCTGGGCGCTCGGGCTCTCGGGGACGGAGATCCCGGCGAACACCTCGTCCGGGATCAGCATGGTCCGGGTGCCCTCGTCGTACCCGGGCTCGGTGACCACGGTCCCGTCCGGGCGCACGAACGGCGCGTGGCTGATCCGGTCGAGCTGGGCGAACCGGTCGGACCGGCTGGCCGTGGCGGCCATCGTGTTGGGGTCCGGCCAGGCGAACGTGTAGGTGGTGCCGTTCGCGCTCTCGTTCTTGTTGACCGTCCGGACGGTCTCCTGGATCAGGTCGTTGAACGAGCCCTTGTCCACCGGGTGCATGGCGTCACCCTTGCGCCGGGAGATCACCCCGCCGTGGTTGAACAGCTCCACGGCGTTCCACTTCTTCAGGAGCGCGTCCGTCAGGGCGTTGATCACGTCTCGCCGGTCGTCGTTGACGATGATCATGGTCCGGCCGTCCTTCTCGCCCTCGGGCTCCTTGTCCTTCCCCCCGGGCTTGTTCTTGGTGGGCACCTTGTCGGCGGGCTTGGGCTTGGCCGTGTTGATGATCCGCTCCAGGTATCCGGCGCGGCGGGGCTCCGGCCGCGCGCCCAGCACATCGTCCAGGCCGGACTTGTCGGCACCGGGGAGGCGGCCGAACGAGACCTTGGTGGCCCCCTCCATCTCCAGGGCGGCGGCCAGCTCCAGCCCGGCGTTGTAGACCTCCAGGTTGGTGGCCGTGTCGGCGTCCAGGATGATCACGACCTCGCGGCCATCGGCGGCCATCAGGTCCGGGATCGGCTGGCCGTCTCGCTGCCACATGCGACAGCCCGCGATGCCGTACACCGCGAGGCCCTGGGGCGCGTAGGTGGCGGCGGCCAGCGCTTGCTTGGTGCCCTCCACGATGACGATCCGCTCGGCGGCATCGTCCGGCCGGACGGCCCAGAGCACCGGGAGCATGTCCCGGTGGAACACGTACTTTCGCTTGCGGCCCCGGGCGTCCTCGGTCGGGTCGTCGGGACGGACTTGCCACTCCACGCGGCCCTCGTCCGAGGTCCAGGGGAAAGCCAGGGCGGGGAAGTTGGCCCAGTTGACCCAGTGACTTCCCATCTCCTGGGTATCCGCCCGGGTGAGCAGTGAACGCACTCCCAGCGAGCGGGCCAGCTCGGGGTCCACGGCCTGGCCGGTCAGGAACTCGATGTGTTCCGGGGTCAGCCTCGGCGTGTTATCGTCGGCCACAGTTCGGTCTTCCTCTCGGGGTTGATCTCCTCCGGGCCGGTCCTCCAGGGACCGGCCCGGCTCCGTTTCCGAACGCTACGCCTGGTCGAGCACGCGGAGCGCCATACCGATGGCGTCCGCCAGGACGGCCCCCCGGCTGGTCACGATGTTCTCCCTGGCCTCGGCCACGGTGTTGGTGCTCAGGAAGTCCCGGGCCGCGCTGGCCTTGCGGGTGGCCGTCTCCAGAAGCCGGTCCCGGGCGGCCAGCGAGCGCCGGTGCTCGGCCTCCAGCTCGGCCCGGTCGGTCTCCATCCGGTTGGCCTGGGCGGTCATCCGGTCGGCACGGTCGCGCTCGGTCTTGCGGTCCCGGTCGTACTCCCGGACCTTGCTCCGGAGCCGTTCGGCCTCCTGGTCGATCTCGTCGGCCACCTTCTCCTTGAACTGGACCAGCTCGCGGGACTCCGCCAGCGTGGCCTCCAGCCGCCGGACCTGGGCCTCCAGGTCGATGATCCGGTCCTCCTGACCGGCCAGCCGTCCCAGCTCGCCCGGGTCGGTTGACGTTGCAACGTCAACCACGCCGCGCTCCAGCATGTCCTCCAGCTCCACGACCCGCTTCCGGTTCCACTCCCGGCTGTTGCGGGTCAGGGTCAGGCACTTGTCCAGGTTCAGGATCTCGTCCAGCCCCAGCTCGCGGCCGTCATCGAACCTGATCGTCAGGTTCCCGATCCCGTCGTATGTGATTTCCATCGGACCTCCCCGTCCTCTAGTTGTACCAGGCGGGGGGACCGAAGTCTCCCCCGCCTGGGTTCCTACCTTACAGGCTTGCCTTCCGGGTGCGCAAGCCTACAGCTCCACGCCCAGCTTCCGAACCGCGCGCTTGCCGGAGATCCGCGTGAGGAGGTCGGCGGCCTCGCCCTTGGTCTTCACCCGGGGGAGGTGCTTCTCCGGCAGACCCTCGCGGACCAGGCGGCCCTTCTGGCTGATCGAGACGGGCTCGTTCAGCCACCGGGCCTGGCGCTCCACCAGCTTCTGGAACGCCTTGGCCCGGTCCTCACCGATGCCCATCGCCCAGTCGCTCGGGATCTCCTCGTGGAGCACTTCCACCCGGCCGTTCTCGTACGCGGCCAGCTTCCACGTGTCCACGCCCTCGGGGACCATGACCACGATCTCCTTACCGGCACCGAGGACCCACGCCGGGCCGACCGGGAGCCAGCGGAGCCGGGACTCACCGAACACGTTCACCCGGCCGGAGCCGTTCGCCTGGCAGTTCTCGTGCCGCGATCCGCCCTCGGCCGTGACGGCCACGGGGAGGTACCGGTGGCACAGCGCGCACCGGTGCTCGGTGACCTCGCACGGCTCCTCGCACGTCGGGCACGCCTGGCGCTCCGGCTCGCCCTCCTTGGGCTTCTTGCCCTCGTCCAGGTCCAGGCCCAGGTCCACGTACCCCACGAACTCGTGACGGCGGCTGGCGGCCACCAGGTCCAAGATCATCAGGTCTTTCTTGCCCGGGTACAGCCGCGTCCCCCGGCCGATCATCTGGACGTACAGGCCGTGGAACTTGGTCGGACGGGCCACCACCACGCACGAGATCGAGGGCTCATCGAACCCCTCGGTGAGCACGCCGCAGTTGGTCACGACCTGGGTCTCCCCGGTCTTGAGCCGCCGGAGGATGGCGCGCCGTTCGTCCTTGTGCGTGGTGCCGTCCAGCGCCTCGGTCCGGATGCCCCGGGCGCACAGCGCGGCGGCCAGCGCGTGGGCGGTCGCCACGGTCGGGGTGAACGCCACGCCCTTCCGGTCGTGGGCGTTGATCAGGTAGGCGTCCGCGATCTGGGCGATAGCGCCAGACTCCTCCATCTCCCGGCCCAGGTCGCCCTCGGAGAAGTCCCCGCCGGTCTTGCGTACCCGGGTCAGGTCCATCTCGGTCTCGACCACCACGGCGGGGAGGATGGGGACGAGATAGCCGCCCTCGTGGCCGTCCTTCCCCCGCTTGCCGTTGCCGTAGATCGCCTCACGGATCGACATGAAAGCGGCCAGCCGCTCCCAGACGCCCAGGGTCTTCTTGTCTCGCTCGGGGGTGGCCGTGAACCCCACGGTGAGCGGGCCGTACGGGTTGAACGAACCGAGGCCGGTCAGAACCTTGGTCCAGCTCGGGGCCGGTGCGTGGTGGGCCTCGTCAACCCACACGGTGCCGAACGGCGAGCGCTTGGCCGCCTCCACGAGCTGGGCCAGCCGCCGGTCCACCTGGGCGGTCTGGACCGAGGCCACCACCACGTCCGCGTCCAGGCCGTTCTCGTCGGCCTTCACCACGCCGGTAGTCAGCTCGGGGGCCACCATGCCGATCTTCTCGATGGTCTGGCGGACCAGTTCGTCCCGGTGGACCAGTACCAGCGAGCGGCCCCGGTCGGCCCGGTTCTTGATCCCGTGGCTGAACACCACGGTCTTCCCGGTGCCGGTCGGCAGGACCACGAGCGGACGCCGGACGCCCTCGCGCTCGGCCTTCTCGATGCCCTCCAGGGCCTTCTCCTGGTACGGCCGCAATCCCAGCATTTCGTCTCCCCTTCCGTCTGTGTGATCTCACCTTACCGTCACAACTGCAAGGTGTCAAACGAGGAGGCCCGCCCCTGGGGAGGGACGGGCCTCGGTGGTCAGTGCCCCCGCTGGACGTTCGCGCTGAACCGCTTGTACGGGCGGCCGTGGAGCGGGTGGCCCGGCCGGTCGATCTCGCCCTGGCCGTCGAACCAGACCTGGAGCCGGTCACCGATCTGGGGGGCCTCGGCGGTCAGCGCGCGCCGGAGCGAGGAGGCGTACGCCATCACGCGGACCCGGCCGGTCCCGCCCTGCCACAGGTCCACGAACGGGATCTGTCCCAGGTTGGTGTGGACCTCGCCCTGGCGGAGGACCACTCCGCCGATGGTCGCGCCCTCGGTGGTCGGGTTCCAGGTGGCGGCCGGGTCGCCCTCGGTCAGGGCGCGGACCGCGCACATCAGGCAGTTGTCCGGGTGGTCGTGCTCGGTGTTGGTCATGGCGTAGACCTTACCGTCATGACTGTGAAGTGTCAACCGGACCCGGCTCGGTCGGCCAGATCCTGGTGGGCGCGCCCATCACGTCCACGTACTCCACCACCCGGTTGTCCTTGCCCAGCCAGCGCTCCACAGCGCCCCATCCGGCCGCCGTGGGCACCTGGCCCGAGCCGGTGACGTACCACAGGCCCCCGGCCTTCAGCATCGCGTACGTGTACGTCCGGGGGTTGGTGCGGCCCCGGGTGTCCCCGTCCAGGTCGCGCTCGTACCGGATGCCGAACACCAGGACGGTCCCGTTCGGGACGGCCTTGCTGTCCAGCTTGAACTTGACATCCATCGGTCAACTCTCCTCGGAAACGGGCGGAGCCGCCCGTCCCCCTTGGCGGCGGGGACGGACGGCTCCTGGGGAGGTGCGAGATCAGGCGGTACGGGCGCGGCGCACGTTCACGCCGAAGTGCTTGTACGGCCGACCGGCGAACTTGCCGGTCTTCAGCTTCTTCTCACCGAAATACTTCACGGCCATGAAGTCGCCCACCTGGGGGTTCTGGTCGGTCAGCTCGCGCTTGAGGACCGAGGAGTACCCGATGATCCGGTACTTGGTGCCGTCCTTCAGCTCCAGGGTGACGGTCGGGACGTTGGGGTCCTCGCCGTCCGCCGCGAAGTCCGAACGGGTCACGCCGACCTTGGTCACCTTGCCCACGATGCCCTGGCCCGCCTCGGTGGGAACCCAGCCCTCCGAGTCGTCCTCCTCCACCTCGTCCAGGAGGTCATCGAGGTCCGCGAACTCGTCCTGGTCGAACAGACGGTCCACCTCGTCCTTCTCCTTGACGGTGGTGGCGGGGGCGTCCTTGCTGTTGGTGCTGGCGGCCATTAGGACCACCTCTCTGTGAGTGTCTTTCGCGTTGTGTGGTGCGGGGCTCCGGCCCGCTCTCTCGGCCCTGGTTCCGTCCTCGTGCGCTTCCGGAGCCCTCGTGCATCGGATCTCTTAACCCCATCCGCATAGGGCGTCCGCCTTGAGTTGATCAGACGAGTGGTGGGCGGACCTCGCACTCCTCGCACCCCGCCGTGGACTCGAACCACGGTGGCCCCTCATCCGGCATTCTTGGGGCTGACAACGGCCTATCCAGGGTGCCGGGCTCCGCGAAAAGCCCGGGTAGCTCGGCGGCCGGGGGTCCGGACCGCGTTGCTGGGTCTTACCTTACAGGGTAGACGGCAAAGTGTCTACTTGCCTTCCACCTTCTTCTTGATGTCCTTGGGGACGGAGATCGTCATCCGGCGGTACGAGGACCGTACCGTGACGGCCTCGGCCACCTCGGGGTAGTCCCGCTTCAGGGCCTCCACGTCGATCCGGGAGGAGCTGACCTCGGGGTACCCCACGATCTTCTTCTCCCCGAGGTACGCGGCCCCGGCGTCGCCGGTCCAGTCCCGGAAGAAGTTCTTGGCCTCGTTCAGGTCGGCCTCGGCCTTCTCGAACGCCAGCTTGCGCGCCCAGTAGTCCTCCAGCCAGTCCTCGGTCCCGTCCGGGAGTTCGGTGCTCGGCTGGACCACCTTGGGGTGGAGGAGCTTCAGCATCTCCTCGGTCTTGGGATGCCGGTACGTCTGCATCGGCGGCTCCTCGGCCAGGACGTTCTCCGTCCAGAACCGGTTCGCCTCGGCCACCATCTCGGCAAACCACGCCTTGTCCGCGTGGACCTCGACCGTGAAGAAGTCGCGCGCCTGGTTCGAGACGAAACAGCCGAGCCAGCCGACCTCCAGGCCCAGAATGCCGAGTTGCCACTGGAGCTGTGCCTGGTAGCTCAGGGGAGCCGAGCCGGTCCCGTGGCCGTTCGGCCGGATGGTGCCGGACTCCCAGTGCTCATCGTCCCCGGCGGTCTTGCACTCGATCACGCCCACGGCCTTCCAGGCCCGGGGCTTGGTGGCGAACCGGTCCGGCGTCACCCGTAGGACCGGGTTGTCCACGCGAGCCCAGAGACCTCCCCCGAACCGCGAGACCAGGCCGATCTCCTCGGCCACCTTCTCGGCCACCACGTGCTCCAGCCGGTGGCCCCATTCCACGGCGGCCACGCCGGACAGATCCTTACCGCCGTTCATCTTGGTGTTGTAGACCGAGAACGGCGTTTCGTACTCCGAGACCCCGATCAGCGCGCCGACCTCGGAGCCGCCCACGCCAGACTGGCGAGCGTGGAGCCAGCGTTCCCGTCCGGCGCATTCGGGGAGGATGATCCGCGCCGGGCTGTTGGGCACCTGGGCGAACCGGTGGACGGGGTGGGGGCACGCCAGGCGGCCCCCGGAGCGGGCCAGGTACTTCTCGACCTGGCCCGCCTCGGTGGTGGTGCTCATCGCGTTGTGTCTCCCGGCTCGATCGTCAGGGTGATCTCGGCGGGGTATTCGCCGTTCACCTTCTCCAGGTGCTCCTTGTTCACGTAGACCTGGCCCACGGCCACGCTCTTGATGTTCGGCACGCCGTAGACCACCGTGCCCTTGGTCTGGCGGACCTGGGGGAGGACAACCTGGGTAGCCACGATCACCGGCCCCCGCCCAGCAATCCGTCCAGGAGCGCGCCCAGGTCGATGACCGGCACCGCGCCGACCTCGAACTCCGCGAGCACCTGGGCCAGCCGGAGGTGACGGCCGCCGGACATCAGCCACTCCGCCAGGTCGTCCGAGCTGATCTTGTTCGGGGACCGCTCGCCGGTCAGGTGCCAGTTCCCCCCGGCCTTGTAGCCGATCACCGGGTACGGCCGGGACGGGCCGTAGGTGACGACGAGGCCGAGGACCGTTCCGTCCGCCAGCTCGCCCAGGTCCGGCATCGCCTCCAGGCTCTCCAGGTACCGAGCCTTGCGCTCGATGTCCCGCCGGATCTCGTTCTTCCTGTCCTCCAGGCTCACAGCTCAGCCCTTCATCTCGATGTTGTCCAACATGGTCCGGTTCAGCTTGGGGAGCGAGAACACCGGCGAGCCGAGGTGATCGGCCGCCATGACCCACGCCCACCAGGCGTCACAGGCGTTGTCGTTGCTGATCTCCGCGCCGCCGCGTGTGAGCGCGGCCAGCGCCATCTCCGTCTTGCTCGCGCCACCCTTGCCGGTGGCGTACTTCTTCAGGCTGGACGGCCCGATGTCGCCGTACGGGATACCGGCCCGCTGGAGTTCCAGCCGGACGATCCCCTGGACCATCCCGGTGATCCCGGCCCCCTTCATGTTCGGGGGCAGCATCTCCAGGAGCGCCAGGTCCGCGCCGGTGACGTACTCCAGCACCTGGTCCACGATCTCCGGGAGCCGGGCGTCCTTGACCCGCTTGGGCTTGATGACGTGCCAGCACGCCGCGCCCTCGACCGTGTGACAGACCCCGGTCTGGGTCATGCTCAGGTCCAGGCCCACGACCTTCACGAGCGCTCGGCCGCCCTGGCCGGGTCGGCCTCGTTCCGGATCTCCTCCAGGGCATCCGGGAGGGCGTCCGGGGTGAGGACGGCCTGGGCGCGCTCCAGGCGCGCCAGGTTGCCGATCAGGGCGACGAACGCCCGGGGCGGCATCTCGGCGTGCCGGGGGCTCATCTCGGCGGTCAGCTCGAACTCCACGCACATCCGCACGTCGTCCGGGCCGAACTGGTGGCCGTCCGGGAGGTTGTCCTGGAGCCAATCCCACTGGTTGACCGTCAGGTCCTTGACCTTGATCCGGGTCCGCATCGGCGGCCCTCCTTCCTTCTGGTTGAAACCTTACCATGCTGACTGCAAGGTTTGCAACCGGGGGAGGGCCGCCGCTCTTTTAGCTGGTCAGGGCCTTGTGGACGTTCTCGGCCGTGGTCTGAACGGCGGCCATGCCGGACCACCCGTGCTCATCGTGGTTGGCGCTGGCGACCTCGTGCCCACCGATCCACACCTCCAGGTGCTCATCGTCCGGCTGGCGGATCTCCAGGGCCTGGGCCGGGCCGGTGCTGGCGATGGGCCACGGGTACGCCAGAAGGGTCTCCAGCTCGCCCACGACGCGATCCCGGGGCTGGAGTTCGTCCCGCTTCTCCAGCTCCTCCACGTACCGGCTCAGCCCGGCGCGGAGCGTGGTGGGCTCGCCGTCCATCAGGTCCAGGACGGCCTCCTGGTCCATCGACACCGAGGCGTCCAGCATCTCGGTCACGATCTCCCGGGACTCGCCGGTCTCGGCCATCGCCTGGCGGACCACGGTCTCCAGGGCCACGGCCCGGATCACCACGTCCAGGTCTTGCGCCTGGGCCAGCAACTCGCGCCAGTCCTTCATCTCGCTACCCATCTCGACCTCCCCTAACGGCGGGCCTCTCCCACCGTCCATTACATTACAGCCATGACTGTGACGTGTCAACCCGGTACGCGACATCACTCCTGGGATCTCATAGCGCCCGGCGCTGGCGTGGGGGTGCCCCCGCCACAACCGTGGGCCTGGCCCCGCCAGGAGCGCGCCTGGCCCTACACAAGCGCCAGCCCCGGCCCTCGGGGAGGGACGGGGCTGGCCCGGCGCTAGCGGCCCGCTCAGGCGGCCGTGAACAGCTCCGAGCACGAGTCGCACCGGACCACGCCCAGGTCCAGCACCTTCCGGCTCAGCCGGATGATGATCGGCTCCTCGCACGAGCACGTGGCCTTGAGGTTGCCGCTCTTGGTCGCGCCCTCGCCGTCCTCGCCCTCGGTCTTCTTGGGCTTGCCGGTGATCTTCTCGCCGCCCTGGTCCTCCTCGTCCGAGCCGCCCAGCCAGAAGGGCAGGAGGCCGGTCAGCTTCAGCTCGCGCTCCAGCTCGGCCAGGAGGTCCGCGTACTTGTCCTTGGTCGCCTGGGTCAGCGTGACGAACGAGAACCCGTGGGACTTGTCGGCCTGGCTGGCCTTGTGCTCCAGGCCCAGCTCCTCGGCCGCCTTCTTGAACGCCGCGTTGTGCCACCGGCCCTGGCGGCTGGTGTCCTTGATCCCCCGGACCCGGCTCAGCGTGTGGGCCGCCTCGTGGATCGTGGTCTGGAGCACCTGGGTTGCGCCCTTGGCGAGCGCTTCCGAGGCCAGGAAGAACTCGTGAAGCTTGGTTCCGTCGTCGGCCAGCTTCCAGGACTCCGGCCGGAAGTGCCCCCACTTGACGCCCTCGCCGGAGCCGGTCGTGACTACAACGGCGGGGAGTTCCGGGTGGTCGGCGCGGATGGCTTCCCAGACCCGCTCGATCAGGGCCACGACCGTGGAGCCGGTGTGGTGCTTGACGATCTCGATCTCGGTGGCGGTCGGGGTCTGGGTCTCGCTTGCGTTGTTCATGTTGTCAACCTTACCGGCTTGACTGTGAAGTGTCAACACGTTGGGGAGCTGGAAAGTCAGCGGCTCCGTACGGAGCACGCGGCCCACGAGCTGGGCCATCTCCGGCGAGCCCACGGCGGGCCGGGCGTAGATCCCGCCGGGGGCCTCGTTCTCGGTCCGGGCCGCCTCGGCCTCGGCCAGGTTCAAGGGCCTCGCTCTCGGCCGCGTTCTCCTCGATCTGGGTCTCGGTCAGGGTGAAGCGCTCCGCGCCCTCCTCGGCCTCCTGGGCGGGCTCGGCCGGGGTCTCGACCACGGGGGCCGGGGCGACGTAGACCGTGGTGTGGAGTTCGGTCGCGGTCTGGACCCGGACGGTCCCGCCCGGCGCGGCGGCGGCGGCCGTGGTGAGGGCCACCAGGGTCTTGGTCGGGGTGTTCTTCACGACCACGCCCCGGCGGAGTTCGCCCATCGCGTAGGCGTAGACCACGGTCCCGATCGGCTGGGCCTCGGTGGCCTGGACCCAGCTCTGGGGCTTGACCGAGCTGACCAGGGCGATCAGGTCGGCGGTCTCGCCGTTGCTCAGCGGGTAGTTCCGGGCCTCGGTGTGGGTCAGGTTCTGGGCCATCTCGATCTCCTCCGGTGCGTCGTGCTCGCTGCTGATAGAGAGAACATTACAGGCTTGACTGTGAAGTGTCAACGCCTGGACGCCACCAGTTTGGGAGGCGTGCCGGTTGGCGTCCGGCGCGCTGGCTCCGGCCTCGGGGTCGAACCCCGGCGGCCTCGATCTGGCGGGTGTAGGCCACGGCGGCCTCGTCGTCCTGGGCGGCCTGGGCGGCGCTGGCGGCGGCCCGCTCGGTCTCGGCGTCGCGGTCCGCGTTCTACCAGATCGGCCTCGGCCCGAGCCCGCTTGATACCGGCCGGGTCCTCCGGGGCCAGCCACATGGTCTGGATCGGGGCCGCGTCGAACGATCCGGCGCTGGTGTGGATCACGTACTTGCCGCGAGCCTCGTACCGGCCAGCGGCCCGGAAACCCTTCTCGATGATCCGGGCAACGAACACGCCCTCCCCGGTCTTGGTGCTGCTCGGGCGGATCGTGGCGTGGCCCTCGGCGTCGTACGAGACCTTGACGATGATCCGCATTCCCTCGGTGGCCTCGCTGGCGTTGACCTTGCCCTTGGCGATGCTTCCCATGACCACTCCCTGGTGTGTGCCGTTGTCTTGCTGACACGACAAACATTACAGGCTTGACTGTGAAGTGTCAACGCCAGACGGCCGGTTGTGGTCTACCTCACAGGCGCTCCTGTGAGGTTGACACTTCACTGTCACGCCTGTAATGTTCTTCTCATGAGCGGGGCGCACGGCCCCGGGGAGCGAGAGGACATCGAGATGACGAACACCAAGCGGGCCAACGGGAAGCTGATCCGGAAGATCGCCAAGCTGGACCGGGCGTACCGCCTGGCGGGGAAGCCCGAGGGCAAGCTGGAGAACCGGCTGGCCTGGGAGCTGGGCAACGCCGCGCGAGCCGGGATGGGCACGCTGTCCCGCAAGGTCCAGAACCGGAACGCCCTCCGCCTGGGAGAGCCGATGTCCTGGCCGACCTACGGGGTCTGACACGAACGAGGCCCGGAGCGTTGCTCCGGGCCTCGTCGGTCCCCCCTCGGGATGCCTGGGCTGATCAGCCCGTCACGGACGCCAGATCGGTCCGTGCGCCCTGGCCTGGGCGGGATTCCTTCCAGGCGTCCAGCGCGGCGCGCGTGAACACTGGGAGGTTGTACTGGCCGTCCGCCTCGCGCTCCGGCTCGGCCTCGGGGCCGATGCCGCGCGCCACGTAGCTGGAGAGCGTGTTCCGCTTCAGGCCCAGATACTCGGCGGCCGGGCCGTAGCCCACGAACCGGTCCTGGCCCTCGGTCTCCTGGCTGTCCACGTTCTCACCTTCTCTCGTCGTCATGGCCTGACTATACAGGCACGCCTTCCAGGCTGGCAACCTGGAGATCCCCAGGTCACAACGGTTGACACTTCACAGTCAAGCCTGTAATGTTCTGGGTGTGAGGGGGAACGGCCCCCGACCAGGAAGGACAGCGATCATGCGCAAGCCCGGAGACATCACCTGGACCGCGATCGTCGGCGCGGAGGAGCTGGTCATCCGCGAGGCCCGGTACGCCGGGGTGGACGGCCCGATCTTCACGGCCGAGTTCGACGGCCAGGGCCGCCCGGACCTGGGCGACGTGGACGAGATGCTGGCCGCCCAGGGATTCACCCGCACGGACCGGCCCTGGGTCCTGGTCAAGACGTACGAGGGCCTGGCGCTGGAGGTCACCCTGGACCGCGCCTGACCGGACCGGCCCCGGAGAAATCCGGGGCCACCGGTTGACACTTCACAGTCAAGCCTGTAAAGTAGTTCTCAGCGGCGGGGAACACGCCCCGCCCACAAGGCCAGGGAGGCCACCATGAACGTCACCACCGCCACCATCACCGGAGTTTCCCTCGTCGTTGCCGAGCGCAACGATCTCGGCCTGGTCTGCCAGACCCTGGTCACCGAGGGCCGCCCGGCCTCCCTGGACTCGGCGGACGAGGCGCTGGCGTTCGCCTCCCTCGGCCGGACCTCGGCCTGGGACCTGGACGACAACGGCGGAGTGGCCGCCACCGTGGCACCGGTGGAGAACCGGTTCAACGGCACCGTGGCCGCGCGACTGTGGGAGGCCGTGGGCACCACTCACGAGCCGTTCGAGACGGTCCTGGCGAGCACGATCCAGAACGGCGACATCATCACGGACTCCGAGATGTCGGAGCTGTACGTGGTCGCTGGCTCCTCCTGGGAGTCCGGCTCGATGAAGGTCCACATGGTGGCCGGTCGCAAGACCTGGGCGGACCGCTACACCAGCGAGTTCTCCGGGGTGGTCACCCTGGCGCGCAAGCGCTGACCTCCCCAACCAGAACGGCCCCCGCTCAGCGGGGGCCGTTTTCGTGTTGACACTTCACAGTCAAGGCTGTAACGTAGTGGACGGTGGAGAAGGTGCCTAGTCGCGCGGTTGGCGGACCGGCCCCGGGCTGGACTGGAGCTGGTCACAGTCGAGAACGCCCTGGTAGTTCTTCATCGCCGCGCGTACGGTCCGGCTCCGCTCCCCGTTCGGTCCGGGCACCGGCTCCGGTCCCTGTAGGAACACCTCGATCATGGCGCACATCGCGCGGTCCTGTTCGAGCTGGAGCTGGCGCTGTTGGGCCTCGGCTTCACGCTGGTTGCTGTAGATCCAGAAGGACAACAGCCCGGTGATCGTCAAGACGGCCAGGCCCCAGGACAGCAAGATCATCCAGACTGGACGGGTGATCGGCTGGCGGATGGCGTTCCTCACGGTTCAGCTCCAGGGTCCAGCGCTGGCGACGTAGGCGACGAGGAGCCCAACGGCTCCGGTTCCGCCGATTGCCCCGACGAGAGACTGTCCGCGATACCGGGTCGTGAGAGCCAGAGTCGCAAGAATCCCGGACCGAGCATCGTTGCCGCGCTGATCGCCATCAGGGGCCACGGCCCGGCCGTGTAGACCGTCCATGTTCCCCACGCTCCTCCCAGCAACAGGAAGAAGATATCCCGCTGGAGCGGGGGCAGTGCTCGCCGCGTCACGCACCATTCCTACCTTCCTCCGCATGGAGTCGTCTCGCGGAGCGTACCCGCGATGGGCCAGACCGAAGCGGACGGCGGCGGGCCAACATTGGATCAGTCAAGGCTCGGCCGGTCCACTCGATGCTCAGCGCTGAGCCCTGGTGGTGACGCCGGGCCACGCGCTCGCGTGCCTTGTGCTTCGTGAGAGACGGTACCTGGAGGTGGTCCACGAGGGACGGCCAGGTGTACCAGACCTCGTGTTCGCGCCGCTCAGCCCAGCCCGCCACGCGCATATCGTCCGGCACCCCGGCGCGCGTGTTCGCGTACTGGATCATGTCCGGGATCAGCGCCACGGGGAGGGCGATGCTCACCCCCCACATCAGTTTCTGGCTCTTGACCCAGGTCACCCCCGCCTTGTCGGCCGCCCCGGCCATCGCCTCCCAGCGGATCGGGACGTTGCGCCCGGTGCCCAGGTACGGCGAGACCACGGCGTCCGCCGGGACGTAGGTCAGCGCGCGCTCCAGCCCGGCCAGGAAGTCCTCGCACGGGAGCGCGTCGTCCTGGATCAGGACGTGCCAGTCCGCGTCCGGGTCGGCCAGCTCCCAGCCCCGGCGCGCCGTGCGCCAGACCCGATCGCCGCTCCCCGAGGGCGGCCCCTCGTCGTCCCAGGCGATGGCCGCCGGACGGTCCAGGGCCGCCTCCAGCTCGCGCACCCGGTCCGCCCGGTCCGGGTGCGCCATGATGCTGGCTGAGAGCTTCACCGGCCGTCCCGGAGAGCCTGGATCATCTCGGCCCGCTTGTCCTTGCGCGCGCCCAGGACGATCTCCCGGTCCTTGGCGAGCGCCCGGAGCTGGCCGGTGTTCAGGTCGGCCACCGGCCCGGCCGGGACGGACAGCCGGACGGCCTCCTCCGGCGTGACCTTCCAGGCCCAGTCCTCGCTTGACACTTCACTGTCAGGCTCGGCGGCCACCTCGATCTCGGCCACGCGCTTCTCCGGCGCGGCCTCGGGGCCGTCCGCCACCTGGCCGCCCACGGCCGGATACGGGGAGGGCGAGACGCCCTCGCTCGTGATCGCCGTGACCACGCTGGCCGCCCGGCTCTTACCCCGGTCCTTCCCGATCAGCGTGGTCACGGCGAGCCTATCCGCGTGGAGCGCGATGGGTGCCAGGACGCCCTCGTTCACCAGGTCGTCCACGGCCATCTTGACGCCGGGCCAGTCCGGGTGGCCGTAGTCGTCCACGGCGATGGTCGCGCCGGGGGCGAGGTGGGGTGCCCAGTCCTCCACGGCGCGCCGCGCCCCGGCGTAGTCGTGATCGTCGTCCACGAACAGCAGGCCCACCGGCGGGCCGCTGTAGCGCGCGGCCTCGTCCGAGGCGAAGTTCTGGACCAGGCGAATCTTGTCCGCGTACCCCAGGTTCTCGATGTTGGTGTGGGCCAGCACGCGCGAGGCCGGATCGGTGAACGGCGGGCCGTAGGTGTTGCCCTCCAGGTCCCAGGCGTCCACGCCGGTGACGTGCGCGCCGTGGCCCTGGCTCGCGCCCCATGCGAGCTGGAGCGAGGTCCGGCCCTGGAACACGCCCAGCTCCACGATCTCCTGGTCCGCCGGGACCTGGGCCGCGAGGTCGGCCAGCGCCAGCATCACGTCCTCGGGGGTCGCGCCCCGGACGTTCTTGAACCAGCGCGGCGGCCGGTTGCCCCGGGCCGAGGTCGGGCCGGAGCGGTCCACCTCACGGCGGCGCGGCGCGCCCTGGCGAGCGGCCACCGGGCGGGGGCCGGAGCCCACCACGCGCTGGGTCCGGTCGGTGTTCTTCTCGTTCGTCACTTCAGGCCGTCCTCTCCGGAGGTGCCGTACCTCCGCAACGTCGGTGCGGAACACGTCGCCGTGCTTCCAACTCTCGTACGCGCGCCGGTCCCTGGTGAACTGGTCACGGTGGTTCACCCGCTGGTACTGGGCGTCCGTGGTGGCCTTCCCCGCCACCGGGTGCATGTGCTCGATCCGGATCTCCGGGAGGTGCTTCAGCGCACCGGCCGCGCCGAACAGGTCCATCATCGCGTTGTCGCAGTACATGTGCTCCACGGCCGCCGGGACCATCCGGTCCAGCGCCACCACCACGTCCGAGGTGATCGCCCACTCGGTGCTCAGGTTGCGGCCCTGGTACCCGTCGTCGCCGTACACCATGCCGGAGCCCAGCTCGCGGAGGACGGTCAGGTACCGCTCGGCCCAGCCGATCGTCTGGGGGAGGTGATCGTCCCCAGCGAACCCGAGGGCGAACCAGCCGGGGGCCAGGGCGCGCGCCGCATCGTTCAGCTTGTGGACCATCGGCACGTGCGCCGAGACCTCGTACGTCTTGATCAGCGCCTCCCCGTTGTCCGGGTGCCGGGTCTCCTCCACCAGCGCCAGGTACCCGGCGTACTCCGGGTCGTCCTGGTCGATCACCAGCACCATGTCCGCGCGGTCCCAGGCGTTGGTGAAGTCCCACGCGCTGATCACCTTGCGCACGTTGCCGGGTCGGCCCCGGGTGGGGATCAGGACTGCAAGGTCACGCATCACGGCTCCAGGAGAAGAACGGGGAGGCGAGCGCCGAGCGCGCGCCGGGGACGATGGCGCGCGGCTTCTGCCAGCGCGAGCCCTTGGGCACGTACAGGTAGTGGTACAGGATGTGCGGGACCACGACCTGGGAGGTCAGCAGCCGCCGCGAGCGGAGCTGGTCGGCCCAGGCCCGGTCCTCGGCTCCACCGGCGCGCGTCACGGTGAAGTCCACCCGCCTGGCGATGCGGGTCCGGATCGGGTTGATGTGCGAGATGTCCCGCTCGTGCCGCCCGGCGAAGTTGCGCCAGCGCTTGAACTCCAGCGAGTGGTACGCCACGGCCGTGGGCGCGCCGTCCGAGTAGCACTGGACCTGAAACCCCACGTAGTCCGGCCGGTCGTCCAGGGCGGCCACGATGCGGGCCACGTAGTCCGGGCTCACCAGGTCGTCATCGTCCACGAACGAGAGGTAGTCCGTCTCGGTCCCGAGGACCATCGCCTGGCGGATCTTGGGGAGGGACGGGCTCCCGTCGTTGTGCCAGCCGATCACGCGCACGCGGCCCGCGTACGGATCGAGCTGGGGCAGGAGCCCGGCCATCAGGCGCTCGAACAGCGGCCGTCGCTCGCCCAGGGTCGGGACGAGGATGGACCAAGTAGGCGCGGCTGTCATGTCCCCAGCGTACCGGATGAGGGGGCACCCTGGCGGACTGGTGGCGGGGGGACCGTGGGACCGTGCCTAGACCTCCGCGCGATTTTCGCGTGTGCCCGCGTATACGCATGTGGCGGGATGCGTAACAAAACAAGGGCTTGGCATCGGCGAGAGTTCGGGAATCGGTCCCCGTGTCCCCCCAGGATCACCCCTCGGGGGCGGGCTCCGGCCCGGCCATCCCCTCGGGCTCCTCCTCCGGCGGGTCCGGCAACGGCTCCGGGTTGGTCGGGCTGATCAGGTACAGGAGTGTGTCGTACCGGCTCCCCGTGACGTTCGAGCCCGGGATCTTGCCGGGCCAGTCCTGGAGGAAGTCGATCAAGTCCTGGAGCATGGCGTCCAGCGCCTGGGGCGTGGCCGTGCCGGACCCGTCGTTCTGGATCTGGACCGAGATCGAGACGCCGGGGGCCGAGATGTTGACCTGGCGCGGCCACGCCTCGATCGGCTGGGGGTTGGGTTCAAGCGGCATGAGAACTCCTCGGGTTGACACTCCACCGTCATCATCCCCGAGCCGTGCTACTGGGGATAGACCGCGATCTGTCGCCGGTTGTACGAGGCCGTCCCAGCGCCGCCGGTGGCGTACGTCAGGCAAGCGTTGTACGCCGCGCCGGGGACCAGACCGGAGAACAGCCCGCCGGTCACGATCGTCCCCTGGGCGCTCGCCGTGGCGCTCTGGTGGATACCGGCCGTGTTGTTGTTGGTCGTCCGGACCACGGTCCCCGAACCCACGGTGGAGCCCTGGCGGACCTCGTAGTCCAGTTGGGTGTATGACCCGGCGTTGTTGTTGCCGCCCATCGCCCGGCCGATGATCTGGATCTTGCCGGACGGCGGCGCGATGAACGCCACGCCGTGGATGCCGGTGGTGGTCAGCGAGTTCCCGTACGAGCCGCTGGCGTACGTGCCGTTCGTCGTGGAGCCGGTCGCCTCCACCGGCTGAGCCGTGGCCGAGTTCCCGGCACCGATGATCAGCAGCGACCCCCGGTAGCTGAGCACCTGGACCACGGTCCCCACGGCGAACCGCGCGCCGGACAGCGAGGGCACACCGGGCACGGCCACGCCGTTGAGCGTGAGCGTGACGAGTCCGGCCGCGTCGATGGCCGCCACGGTGCCCACGCGCAACTTGAGTTCGTCCTGGCCGTCCTGGGGAGGCAGGATCTTCTTCTTGATCTGGGTGAGGTCGATCGGCATTACAGCTCCCGGACCTGGAGGGTTGTGTCACCGGCGAGGTCCAGCGTGATGGCGTCCACGGCGAGGATCGCCCCGCCGAGCGCCACCACGTCCCCGGCCGAGATCGTGGGGTCGTACGGGCGGACCAGGGTGTACGTCGCGCCAGCGCCCACGTTCTGGCTCAGGATCGTGTTGGCCGCCGCTTGGGCCTGGGGCACGGTCTTGAGCAGGGGCGAGGAGAAATACTCGGTGACCCGGCCGTACGGCGAGGTCCCCGGCCCGGTCCCGGCGTACGTCGGACTTGACGGGTCACTGTCAATCGCCACGGCCTGGACCGGAGCGGTCCCGTCCTGGGCCTCGCCACGCGCCACGATGACGTTCGGGGGCCGGGTGTCGTAGTCGGTGGAGAGCGAGGTCAGCGAGTCCAGCGGGTACGCGCTGGCCGGGTCCGGGACCAGGTTGCCCACCTGGATGGCCCCCACGCGGTCATACCAGGCGACGCGCGAGAAGGACGAGAGCACGTCCAGGATCTCGGCCCACGGCGCGGTTGCCACGTCCAGGCCGAACACCCGGGCCGCGCCCAGGCTGGAACCCACCAGCGGGACGCCGGGGTTCACGCCGGTCCGGTTCGTGATCACCGTGTTGATCATGGTCCCGAGGTCGGTCCCGCTCGCCACGGTCAGGGGCGTCTCGAACCGGTAGCGCTCCACCCGGTCCGAGATGTCGATCAGCGTGACCTCCACGGTCCGCTGGTCCGCGTCGATCTTGACCTGGCTCTTGTTGATCTCGAACGTCCCGTACGGAACCATTGACACTGAACCGTCAAGAAGTTCTAGGCCGAGTTCGATCTGGACCCGCGTCCCGAACGGGGTCAGGATGTCGCCCGGCCGCTGGGGAATCAGGTCATCCCCCGCGAACGAGAGCCGCCCGTCCCACCGCGCGTTCCGCCGGGCGTCCGCCGTGATGGACCCGCTGATGGGCTCCAGGTCCACGGTCTGGCCGCCGCGCGAGAAGGTGAACCGCGAGCGCCGCCGGTAGCCGGTCGGCGTGCTGAGCGCCGCCTGGTGGCGCGCGCTGGGGAACCTGGTAGCCATTACAGGAAGTCCTCCGGATCAGGCGTGCTCGGCCAGGGCTGGCGGACCATCGTCACCTGGACAACCTTGGTATGGGGGGCCGGAGCCTTCACGCTCCAGCTCCCCGGGGCGAACCAGCCCGGCGTCCCGCCGACCGGTGACCAGTACACCCGGTCGTTGCTCAGCATGGCCTCCAGCCGGTTGATCGCCGGGAGGCCCACCACCGCGATGGTGAGCTGGAGGTCTTCCCCGGCCAGGGTGGTGGACACCGTGTGGAGCCCGCCGTCCAGCGGGGTGGAGTCGGCCACCAGGCGCGGATAGTCGTGGGACCGGTCAGTGGTGACGGCCATCCGGTCAGTCATCGAGCTGAGCCGGTCCAGGCCGTCCCCGTAGGTCAGGCTCGGCACAGTCACGCTGGCGAAGTCGCTCACCTTCAGCTCGGGCACCGGGAGCGGGCCGCCGGAGATCGTGCCGTCCAGCCGGACGAAGTGGACCTCCTTGTACGGCGGGACGTGGCTGGCGCTGCCCGAGGTGCTGGCCCCGTTCGAGCTGATCGAGGGCGTGGCGCTGGCCGTGTTGCCGCTGGAGTGGTCGTGGCTGGTGGTCGGGCTGTCCCCGAGGTCACCGAACGAGGGCCGCTCGAACGAGCCCGTGGTGGAGGTCAGGACGTTGGTCCCGTGGCTGTGGCTCGGGATCGAGTGACTGTGGTTCGGCACGCTGTGCGTGTGCGTGCTCGCGCCGCCGGTGGAGTTGATCGAGTCCGAGCCCCGGTCCCGGGCGAACCAGGTCCGCATGTCCGGCGTGCCGCCCGAGCCGTTGCACAACGTCAGGAGCGGGTCCAGGTCGGCCACCGCGCCCACGTACAGGCCGATGATCCGGGTCTGGGTGCCCCCGCCGGTGTTGCGGAGCACCTGGAGCCGCCGGTTAGGCGGGTCGTTGCTCGCGCTCCCCGTGGTGCCGCCACCGGCGCTGTTCAGGTTGCCCGTGCTGGCCGAGGACACGTCCATCGGGTGCGTGTGCCGGGGGAGCCAGCGAGGGGAGGTGGAACCGAATCCGGCCTCCACCGAGCTGGACGGGTTGGACAGCGAGGTGGAGCCGATCGAGTGATCGTGGCTGAACCCGCCGTGGGTGTGCGCGTTGACCGCGTGCGTGTGGGTGGCCGCGCCGGTGTTCGCACCGCCGTTGCCGCCCCCGGCCGCGCCCTTCAGGAACCGGCCAGCGCTGTCCGCGTCGTTGGTCCAGCCGGACACGGCCTCGGTCGCCCAGCCCAGGATGCCGGTCGGGTAGTTGGCTTGCGCGCCGTCCGAGGCAATCCAGATCACGTCCCGGGTCAGCGGGATGTTGTTGGCCGCGTTCGTCCCCGGCGCGGAGCCGCCCGAGTTCTGGGCCGCCCGCGAGCCGGTGGAGCTGGGCCGGGTGTGGGTGTGCGGCTGGTCCGCCTGGGCCTGGCTCGCGCCGTTGAACCGCGCGCTGGTGGTGTTGCTGTTGCTGGAGCCGGTGGAGCCGCCCACGCTGTGGCTGTGCGCGCCGATGGTGTGGACGTGGTTCACGGTGGTGTGGCTGTGGGTCGTCGCTCCCCCGGTGACGCCGGTCGGGACACCGGTCCCGTTCGAGCCGCGCGGATAGAACCCGTCCAGCGCGGTGACCCGCGTCCAGCCGCTCGGGATCGTGCCGACCGTCCCGGGCCAGGCCAGGATCATGTCCGATGGGATCGTGTCCGGCAGCTCCACGAACGTCGAGACGTAGCCCTGGTACCGCACCCGGTACGTGATGTCGCACGGCTCGGCTGACACTTCACAGTCAACCCCGGGCTGGGGGTCGAGCTGGGGAATCGCTAGGTCCAGGTACGAACCGCTCAGCCCGTCCGGGACCACCGCGATCCGCTGGGAGCCGGTGCAATCGTCGCGCCAGACCTCGGCCACCACGTAATCGTTGTCCCACGCCTGGCCGCCGGGGTACTCCCAGCTCACCCGGTAGCCGCCGAACTCCGGCTCCACCGTGACCAGGGGAGGCGAGGGCGGGGGGACCGTGTTCTGGATGCTGAACGCCAGGGTCTCGGCATACTCGAACGGGTCGGCCCCCCGGATGGTGGAGCGGACCACGAACGCGGCCGTGTACGCCCCGTCGTCCAGACCGGTGTCCACGTCCACCGTGCCGGGCGGCTGGCCCGAGCCCGAGGCAGAGAACACCGTGGCCGCCAGCGCGTCCTTGACGGTCACGGACCAGTTCAGCGCCGGGAGTCCGTCGTACGCCACCGCGCCGAAGTAGAGCGTGGGCTGGTTGGTGTCCGTGACCGTGCCGCTGGTCTGGTCCACCCCGGCGTTGTCCCGGACCTCGGCCGCGTAGTCCGGCCGGTACCGGCAGTCAATGTCCACATAGCACTCGGCCGTACGGACCTCGGCCGCGCCGTCCTCGTCCCCGATCCAGCCGCCACCGATGTTCAGGTCCGAGAGCGCGCCCACGGTGGCAAGCCCGTACGCCACGGTCTGGAACCACGGGGTGGCCTGGACCGAGAACGCATCGGTGACCGGCACCGTGTCGTATTCGATGTAATCGGTGTCGCCCCGGCCCAGGTCGATGTCCTCGGTGGCCGTCCCGGCGTCCGTCCGGATGCGGATGCGGCCCCGGATGGCGTGCCGCTGGTAGCCGCTGGCCGGGGTGTGCGGCTCCACCCGGAGATTCCAGTTAGAGCCGGAGTCCGCCGAGTTGAAGTCGATGTACGTCGCGTCGGAGTTGTCCGCCGTGACGCCCGCCAGGGTGCCCGAGGGCACAGCGGCACCCGCCCCGGTCTTCCGTACCGAGACCGGCCGGAGAACGTCGGTTACCGCCATGATGCCCCCTCATTCCAGAACACGGTGACACCTCATACTCCCACGTCCGCCAGTTGGGGAGCGGGCTCGGGGCCGGTACCGATGAACTTGGCCGTGACCTGGCGGATGCGGCCCACCTTGATGATCCGGACGGACTCCTGGACCGGGGCCGCCCAGACCTCGTTCGCGTCGCTCGGGCTGATCAGGACCAGCGGCCGGGCCAGCACGCGCCGGAGTTCGGCCAGCTCCTCCTCGCTCTCCACGGCCGCGCTCATCGCCAGGTTGCGGCCCCCGGGCGGAGCGCTGGTGACGAACCGCGCGCCGTTGACGCCGGTGGCCGCCGTGAACGGCCGGTTAACGTCCCACTCGAACCTCCCCTTGATCGGAGCCCACATCGGGCCGTCCGGCCCGGTGGTCCGGATCAGGTGCACCCCGTCATCCCAGGTCAGACAGAAGGCCGTGGGGTCCGGCGGCGGGCCGGGCTCCGAGGTCATCTGGATGAACGCCACCTCCTCGAACGGCGGCTCCGTCGTGGTGCTGGACAGCGTGCCCGAGGTGGACTGGGCCACGGTCGGCGTGGTGCTGTCCGTGTTGCCAGCGGTGTGGGTGTGCGTGCCGGTCACGATGGTGACGCCCGCCGTGTTGCTCAGCGCCGCCGTGGGGGCCGCCGCTGAGCCGATCGTCTCGGTGTGCGCGTGGCCCGCCGTGGTGTGGTTGTGGTTCGGGCTGGTGTGGGTGTGCGGGTCCAGCGAGCCGCCGGTGGCCCCCACGGTCGGCCCGTCCGTAGTCGCCCGGGGGTAGAGCCCGAACATGTCGGGCTTGCCGTCCGTGCCGTCGCACAGCTCCCAGTTGTCCGGGATCGAGCCGAGCGAGCCGCGCCAGAGACAGATCAGGCCGACCGGGAGCGACACCCCGCCGGAGATGTTCTCCTGGAGCCGGAGCTGGCGGAACGGCGGGTTGAGCTGGCCGCTCGCGCCGGACGTGCCGCCGCTCCCCGAGTTCAGCGCCGCCGAGGTGGCCGAGCCCACGGTGATCGGGTGCGTGTGCGAGGTCGCCCACATGCCGGTGGTCGGACCGGCGAACACCGAGCGGTTGCTGGCGAACGAGTTGGTGGGGTTGGAGGTGTGGCCGTGGCTGGTCCCGGTGTGGCCGTGCGCGTCGATGTCGTGCGTGTGGCTCGCCACCGAGGAGCCCGCCGTGGTGCCGCCGTCCCCGGCCGCCGGTGCGCCCTTGATGAACCGGCCGCCGGTGTTGCCCAGGCTGGAGTCCGCCCAGCCTGACAGTGCAACGTCAAGGGTCAGCGCCAGCGCGCCATCGGGGAGGCCGAGCGGCGAGCCGTCCGACTCCATGAAGATCACTTCAGCGCGCGCCGGGTCGTTGCTCGCGGTGTTCGTCCCCGGGCTGGCCGAGCCCGAGACCACCGTGGCGGAGTTCGTGCTGGGCCGGGTGTGCGTGTGGGTGTTCAGCGCAACCGTGGTGCCCACCGCGCCGTCCGAGCTGGCGAACGTGCCCGTGGCCGCGCTGGTCGCGCCGGTCACCGTGTGAAGGTGGCTGGTGTCGTGGGTGTGGCCCGGCGTGGTGTGCGAGTGGGTGGCCGCGCCGCCGGTGGTGCCGGGCTGGGTCGTGTCGTCCGGGACGCCCTTGGGGTACCGGCCGTCCAGCGCCGTGGTCCGCTCCCAGCCCTCGGGCAGGCTGGCATCCGTCCCCGGCCACATGACGATGATGCCGCTGGGGATACCCGGGTCGTACGTGTCGGACCAGTCCGAGATCCGGAGGTCCCCGTCCTCCCGGCCGATCGTCCGCGCCCGGTAGTACGAACAGCAGGGCTCGGGCGCGTGGTCGCACGTGAGGCCGACCCCGGACCGGGGGAGCGTGAAGTCCACGTACGAGGCGCACTCATCGGACGCCAGCGGGCCGAGCATCGCCACGGACACCGTGGAGGTGGGCGAGTAGATGCTGGCCGGGCTGTGGACCGTCCAGAGGTTGCCCTGGCCGTCCTCGAACTCGGTCGTCCCGCTCAGGTGGTTGGTGAACACCGGGTTGAGCATGAGCTGGCCGTCCGGCGCGCTCCGGATCTCGGCCGAGTAGACCCGGCCGGTCCAGCGGTTCAGCGGGGTGGCCGCCATGTACGCGCCCACGATGTAGTCCGCCGTGGAGGCGAACAGCGGCCGGGGTCCGCTCCCCACGATCGGCTCCCCCACGGCGACCCAGGGCGAGTCCTCGTCCTCGCGGGTGGCGAACTCGGTCAGCGCCGCGCCGCCGGAGTCGGCCAGGAACCGGAGCCGGACCCAGGCGTTCCCGTACGGGTCCACCGGCACCTTGTCCGTGGCCGTGGCGAACTCTAGGGCCGAGGTCCCGTCCTCGCTCCAGCCGAACTCCAGGTACCCGGTCTCGCCCAGGCTGAGCCGCCACGCGCGCTGGTCGCCGGTGGTGAGGTAGTGGCTCGCCAGGGTCTCCTCCTGGGAGGGGAGCCAGCCATCGTCCCGGCCGACCTTCATCACCACCTCCAGGTCCACCGGCGCGGTGATGTCATCGAACGTCACCTGGGTCACGTAGACCTCGGTCCCGTCCACGTCGATGATCGTCGGGCCGTAGTTGCCGTACACCGCGTCCACCGGGGCCACGCCCTCGGCCTCGAAAAACGTCCAGGTCCCGGCCGCGATCGAGCTGGACTCGTAGACCCCGGAGAGGTAGCCCACGCCCGCGTCGAACCAGTCGATGGCCGCCGTGACCGAGGCGATAGCCACCGGCGCGTACAGCCAGAACGTGGTCCGGTAGGTCCGGCCCGGGGTGACCAGCGCGGAGTTGCCGATCCCGTCCGGCCGGACGTAGGTCTGGGCCGGAGAGCCCGCCACGGTCAGCAGCGCGGAGCCGTGGCCCTCGTGCTCGTACAGGTCGCTGTGGGTCAGCGTGCCGCCGGTGGGAGCCCAGCCTGACACTGAAGTGTCAAAGTCGCCGGACACCCGGGCAGCGTTGACGGCCAGGCCCGGGTCCGGCGCGCTCGCGTGCGAGTCACCCGAGCCGGTCAGCGAGAGGTATCCGCCCACCGGGCAGTCCACCCGCTGGATCTCGATGTACCCCACGCCCCCGTCCAGTTCGTCCACGAACGGGGCGCACCCCTCGATCGTGTAGAACGGCGTGCCGTCCACCACGTCCACCGTGGGGTTGCCGGGCTTGGCGACCTGGCCCACCTGGACCGTGAACACCACGGTCTCCTCCGCGCTGGCGTACGCGGTGTTCTGGCCCAGCGTGGACCAGACCTGGAAGTGAGCGACGTACGTGCCATTGTCCAGCGCCGTGGTCTGGCGGGCCGTGGCCGTGCCCGAGGTCACGCCGGTGTCCCAGACGATCGCCCCGTTGAGCGTGACCCAGTAGCGATACTGGCGCGCGTTCAGGTCGTCCAGGTCGATGGCGCTCGCCCGGAGCGTGGGCTGAGCCGTGTCCGAGATCGTGGCGGTAACCGCGCCGGAGCCGTCCAGGGTCTGGGGTGTGAACGTGGGGGCCTCGCGGCTGTCCACGTCCAGGTACAGCTCCTCGATCCGGACGCCAGCGGACTGGCCGGTCACGTAGGTGAACAGCACGGTGGAGCCATCGGCCGGAGCACCGAATCCCCAGGAGCCGGTGACGGTCCCGGGGGAGGCCGTGAACTGAGCCGCCGCGCCAGCCACCAGCGCGCCCGAGCTGAGCCGGACGGCCCACCAGGCGTCCCCGTCCTCGCCGCGCGCCCGGAGCCGGACCTGGTGCCGCCGCTCGCCCACCGGCGGAGCATCCGGCGGAGTCGCCAGGATCAGCGGCGAGCCGTCGCCTCCCCAGGTCGCATACGTCGCGTCGTTGTCGTCGCTGGTGACCCCGTGGAGCGTGCCCGTGCTCGGCGTCCAGCCGACCCCCGAGGAGGTCGAGCTGGGCCGGAGCGTGGTGATCGTGCCCATCAGACCCTCCCCGTCATCGCGGCGCGTCGGCCAGGCGCTCCAGCAGCGCCTCGGCCGCTTCTTCACCAGCCGCCCGGCCCTGGCCCTGGACCACGATGGCCCCGGGCATGATCGTCACACTCATGTTCGGTGAGAGCTGGGAAGCCCCATCGCCACCGCGCGCCGCGCCCGAGCTGGCCGCCGTGGCCGTGAAGGTGGGGAGGTCGCCCGTCAGGTCGCCCAGGGTCTTCCGGATCGAGTCGAACCGGCCCTCCAGGCCACGCTCGAACCCGGCCATCACCATATCGCCCGAGGGCTCCAGGATGCGGCGGTCCAGCTCGGCCGGACCCTTCCAGTCGGGCAGCATCCCGGTAAGCGAGTTGAGCAGACCGCGCACCCGGCCGAACCCGGCCTGGATGCCGGAGATCAGGCCGTTGATGATCTGGCGGCCCGCGTTGACCAGCCAGCCAGCGGCACCCGCCAGCGCGCCGGTCACCACGCCACGGATCGAGCTGATGACGGACCGGACGGTACCGATGGCCCCCCGGATGGCCGAGACCAGGCCGTTGATCAGCGAGCGGCCAGCGCTGGTCAGCCAGGAGGCCGCGCTGGCCGCCGCGCTCACGATGGCCGAGCGAACAGCGTTGATCGCACCCCGGGCCGCGCCTACGCCGTTGCTGATGATCGAGCCGACGAACCCGGCCATGAGCCGGGCACCGGCCGAGATCAGCGAGCCGAGCACCTGGAGAACGGCGTTCAACATCGCGCTGTTGATCTTCAGGATGGCCCCGATGATCGAGGGCGTGGCCTTGGCGAGGCCCACGGCCAACATCCCGATGATCGTGAGCCCGGCCTGGACCAGTTGCGGCGCGTTGTCGCTCAGCGCCTGGACCACCGTGGGGATCAGCACGTCCGCCACGAAACTGATGATCATCGGGAGCGCGGTCGAGAACGCCTCGATGATCGTCAGGAGCATTTGGACGCCAGCCTCAAAGATCGCCGGTGCGTTCTCCAGGAACGTGGCAATCTGGGGGATCAGCGTGGTGGTGATGAAGTTGGTAATCATCGGGAGGTTGGCGACCCAGGCGTCCAGCAATTGCTGAAGGACCGCGATTCCGGCCTCCACGAATTGCGGCGCATTCTCGAACAGAGAAGTGATCGCCGGGATGATCAGGTCACCGATTGTGGAGGTGATGATCCCGATGTTCTGAATGAACCCGTTCATCACTTGCTGGAGCATGTTCAGGCCCTGCTCCATCAGCTTGGGGCCTTGCGTGGAAAGCGTGTTCAGGAGGGTGGGAATCACCTCCCCCTGGATGGCCGCCACGATCTGGGGCATGGCCTGGCCGATGCCCTGGATGATCGCCGTGATGATGTTGATCCCCAGGAGGAGGAGCTGGGGGGCCGCCGCGATGAACGCCGAGAGGATCTGGGGGATGGCCTGGATCAGCGCCGTGGCGATGGTCGGCAGGGCGGTCAACAGGCCCGTGACCAGGCCCTGGATCAGGCGGAGCCCGGCCTGGATGATGATCGGGATCAGGCCGATGATCCCGGTCAGGAGCGTGGTCACCAACTGGACGGCGGCCGGGATCAGCGTGGGCAGGGCGGCCACGAGGCCGTCCACCAGGCCGTTCACCAGCGCCCCGGCGGCCTCCACGATCTTGGGCGCGGACTGAACCAGCGCGTTCACCAGCCCGGTCACCAACTGGATCACGCCATTGATGATTTGCGGGATAATGGTCGGGAGCGCATTCGCCAGCCCGGTCACCATTTGGAGAATGGCGTCCGTGACCTCCTGGCGGAATGCGATGATCTTCTGGATGATCGAGGGCAGATTGGCCGCCAGATACTGGAGGCCCTGGCTCACCAGATTCTGGAGACCCTGGACGGCCCAGTCGAACACCTCGCCCCAGGAATCGAACCCGGTAACGAACTCGCGGATCTTCACGTACGTCCGCGCGGACCAGTTGATGAAATCGCCCAGCTTAGCGATGACGTTACCGATCCCGTTTAGGAAGTCCTCCCAGAAGATAGCCAGCTCGGGCGAGACATCCGCAATGCGGTTCGCCATGTACCCGAGGTCGGTCCCGATCTGGGCCAGCCCCCGGCCCATCGCGGCCAGGACCGGCTCGCTGGACTGGACCAGCGCGACGAACCCCGGGAGGCTGTTCTCCACCAGGCCCACCAGCCCGGCGGTCAGGGGAGCGATAGCCGGGGCCAGACCCTGGAACATCGCCTTGAGCTGGGGCGCGATCCGCTCGGCCAGCTTCTCGAACTCGCCCAGCGCCTTGATGAACGGCTGGAGGAGCGGCTGGGCGGCGGCCGTGAACTCGCTCTTGATCGTGTCGGTCAGCCGCTTGGCCGCCGACTTCAGGGCGGGCTCCTCCTTCAGGAGCATGACGCCCAGGCCGATGGCTCCGAGCCCGGCACCGGTCGCCAGGCCAGCGCCGATCAGCGAGCCGATCGCCGGGACGGCCGCCGCAGCGATGGCCGCCGCGATGCCCAGGCCCACGGTCAGCAGCACCGGCGCGGCCAGCGCCGGGATCTTGCTCAGCCCGCCGGTCAGCGCGTTGGCGAACAGCGTTGCGGAGTCGGTGCCGGTCCGGCCGAACAGCCCCGCCAGGAACCGGCGGATGGAGCTGTCATCGGTGTTCTTCTGGATGCTCTTGGTGAACGTCCGGCCGAACGAGCGGCCCCCGCCGTCGCCAGCGGCGGCTCCGGCCTCCTCGCCCATCTTGACGAACTTGCCCTTGGAGTCCCGGAGCCGCCCATCGGCTCCCCGGGTGATGCCGTCGCCCAGCTCCTCCCCGGCGGCCTCGCCGGAACGGCGCGCCGCGTCCGCGTCCGCGCGGACCTCCACCGGGTCCAGGTTGATCCGTGACAGTGCACGGTCAAGGTCCCGTTCGGTCTGTCGGGCGAAGTTGCGCACATCGCCCGTGACCTCTACCCGTGCCGAGCCGACATCTGTCACCCTGCCAGCTTAGATGGCCGCGAGACGCCCTGACATTCCAGTGTCAGGGGGCATTTCCCGTAGGATGGCCGTATGGATGTCTCGCGCGCCGAACTCCGGAACCTCGGGAACGCCGTTTCCCTGGTGGACCCGGCGTTCCCGTATGAGGTCGTGGTCCGGCTGTCCGAGGATGCCGACCGGCCGGAGGTCGTGGAGATGTCCCTGACCCCCGCCGATCCCGAGCACCCCGAGCCCATCACGTCCACCGTGCTCTCCCAGATCCCGGTCCGCCAGATCGCCAGCGTGGCCGCCAGCGCCCTAGCCGGGGAGGGCGAGGCTCAGTACCGGATGCTGGCCGCGCCGCGCCCCTCGGGCGTCAGGAGCTGGCCGCCGGACCACTTCCAGCGCGTGGCCCGCGTCGCCTCGTGGGCTCGCGCGACGGGTCGCCCTGGCGGGGCCGCTGGAGCCGTGGCTGAGTTTTGGGGCGTCCACTATCGGACGGCCCGCCGGTGGATTTCACACCCTGGGTAGGCCGAGGCCCGGCCATCGACTCGAACTCGTTCGCCAGCTTCTCGCGCTGGCGCTTGGTCGGCTTGCCCGAGGTCAGGCCCTCGTTCTCCAGGACGGCCAGGAACTTGTCCCGGGCGTCCTTCTCCAGGGCCGTGGTCACCACGGCGTACACGGCGTCCAGGACCGCGCCCAGCGGCTGACCCTCCCAGCGGAACCCCCGCTGGACCAGCGCGCCGTTGATCACGGGCCACTGGGCGTTCGCCACCATCGCCAGCACCACGGCCGCGTGGAACGAGCGGCCGGACGCCTCCTCGATCACCTCGCGGAGGGCGTCGATCATCTCCCCGTGCTCCAGCTCCCCGGAGAGGAGCCGGTCGTCAACGTCGCTTGACTCGATAATGTCAAGAACCGTCAACGGGTTGGCCGCCGTGAGCACCGGCCACCAGTCGATAGCCGAGAGGGCCGGAACGTCGTACGTCCGGCCCCCCAGCTCCACCTCGATGGCCCAGCACCGCATCGACGCGAGCGGGTCCACTTCCACGGTCAGCCCCTCGTCCACTCCAGGAGCCGGTCCACCGTGGCGTCCGGAGCCGCCCCGTCCCACTTGGGCGCGTGCTCCAGCTCGATCACCCCGGCGAAGTCGTCCCAGTGCGACAGCTTGTAGTGGTACGTGATCGTCCCCGTGGGGAGGTTGATCCCGACGATGAAGTACCCGCCCTCGAACATGGGCGAGTCCTCGGGGTGGTGCGCCTTGCTCCGCCAGGCGTCCAGGCTCAGCGCCTTGCACAGCGCCGCCGTGAGCGCGCGCCGGTGGCCGTACAGCTCGGCCATCGTGTGGTACCCATCGGACAGCTTGCCCGAGTCCGAGCACTCGATCAGGACCAGCTTGCCCTCGGCCGTGGTGACCCGGTACGCCTCGCCCTCCCCGGTCACTGGCCCGGCTCCTCGAACAGCGGCGGGTTGACGACGGTGGCCGGACGGGCCACCGGCCCCGGGCGGCCGTGCTTGGCCCGGATGCCAGCGCGGACGGCCCAGTCCTTGGCCTCCACGAGGCTGTTCAGCGCCGTGGTCAGCTCGGGCGAGTCCACCGTGATCTCGATCAGCAGCTCGGCCGCCGTCTGGTAGAACGGCCGCGAGAAGCGCTGAAGATCCTCGGGCAGGTGCGAGAAGGCGAGCCACTGGAGCGCCGCCTGGACGCCCGCGTGGCGGCCCTCGGTCAAGCGCTCCGCGTGCTCGCGGGTGCCCAGTACGAACGCCGGGTCCACCGGCGTACCCAGCGGCATCACGGGCGGGCCGCCTTCTTGCGCGTGGCCTTCTTGGCGGGGGCCTTCTTGGCCGCCGCGCGCCGGGTCTCCCGGTTGCCCTCGGCCTCGGCCGCCGTGGCGAATGCGTCCACGGTCGCGTTGATGATCTGGGCCGTGTCCTTCAGGCCCACGCGACCGGCCAGCATCTCATCGTCCAGCCAGTCCTTGTCCACCTCGTGGGCCAGAACGGAGTCAATGATGGACCGGGTGCGCTCCAGCGCGGCCATCACCTGTTCGCCGTTCCAGCCCTCCACGTCCGCGCCCTGAAGCTTGCGCAGCGTGCGCTTCCAGACCAGGAGCTGTTCGGGGCTCGGCATCTTGACCCAGAGGGTCCGTCCGCCGAACTCGATCTCCTGCTCCGGGATCACCTCGGCGGTCTCGGCCGCCGGGTCGGTGCTGTTCGGTTCGGTCATGCCCCCTACCTTACAGGCAAGGGGGCATCTCAGCCGATGGTGACCCGGAACCCTTCCTGGGGAGCGACCTCCCGGAGCGCCTGGGAGAGGTATGGGCGGCCCGCTCGGGCTGGCTGGTGCACGGACCTGGCGTAGACCGTCCGGCCCTCCACGGTGAACTTCAGGCGGCCGTTGCCCTTGGCCCGGATGGTCAGCGCGCGCCGCCCGTTGTGGACGGCCGCCGCGTACCGCGCGGTGTACTCCACCGAGCCGATCACCACCGCTCCCCGCTCGCGCCCGAGCACGAGGCGGCCGGACGCCCGGAGATACCCGGTGTCCACCGGGGCGAGGATCTGGGAGCGGGTGAACGTCCGGCGGACCACCCGGTTGACGGCCTTGCGGGCCTCGTCCATCCCCAGGCCGTGGAGCTGGGCGCGCTCGATCCGGAGCGTGTGAGCGACCACGGCGACCTCCTGATACGTCAGACCCTTGTGATCTAGGGAACACGCCTGTTAGGTTGGATGAACAGCGCGGGCCGGGGACGAGGGGCGATCTCTCCCCGGCTCGCTTGCGTTCAGGATGAGGCCGGTCCGGCCGCCGAGCAATCGCACGCCGGACCCTGGATCGTGATGTTCATGATCCCGCCGACGCACCCGCCCTCCACGTCCAGGGGAAGCCACGCACCGGCGAGCACCCGGCCGGAGCGCCGGGGGTCGGCCTCGATGAAACAGCACAGCGCGCGCCGCATGGCCGCCGCGTCGTCCATCACGGCCTGGGTCACCGCGTCCCACTCCTCGGTGGTGGGGATGCGCTCGGCGTCCGGCGTGGGCGCACAGCGGACCGCGCCCAGCTCCAGCGTGATGGCCCAAGCGCGGACGCCCCCGCCCTTGATCGGGGCCGGGTCCTGGACCGGGAACACGCCGGACGACGGGACGAACGTGGCCGGGCGGACCCAGGCCAGGCCCGAGCAACACTCGTCCTCGGACGTGCTCATGAGGTGGGCCACGACGTTCCCCGGGCGGAGCCCGACGTACGCCGGTGGGTTGTCCACCTTGCTGATCTCCTGGTCCAGGCACTCCAGCAGCTCGCGCGCCAGCGGCATGACCATCGGGTCCGCGACCATCAGGAACCAGCTCCGATCACGGTCATCCGGTCGCACGTCTCGGGGAGGTCAGGCGACAGCACGACCGGGGGCCGCCGGAGCCCGCCCGGGTTCAGGGTCGAGATCACCTCGTCCACCATCTTGACGCCGGTGGTCCCGGCCGCCGGGTCCGGCGCGGCCACCTCGACCTCCACGCCCTGGCGGGACAGCCGGGTCATGCGGGCCGGGAGCGCGCACGCGCCGCCGGTCAGGTGCTTGGCGTACTCACACGCCAGGAGCGCGGTTGCGATCTGGAGCGCCACCGGGAGCGCGGTCCCCAGGCCGTACGTGATCTCGAACGTCCCGGGCTCGCCGGGCTCGGCCCGGAAGTCCTGGCACATCGGCCAGCACTCCCCGTCGATGCGGACCAGGAGGTACGCGCCGCGCGTCACGTCCACGCGGTACGCGCTGGCCGGGACCACCTCGTCCCCCACGATCACCTCGTCCACCGAGGCGACCGGCCCCCGGAGGACCACGGCGCACGCGCTGTTTCCACAGCACGCCGTGGCGCACCCCTGGTTGAACCAGCGGCCCCCGAACAGGAACGGGCCGCCCGGCTCGCCCAGGCCACCGAGGCCCGGTGCGACCGGGAACGCCTGGTACGCCAGCTCGGTCCGGTCGGTCTGGCTCGGGCGGACGGACACCGGGCAGATCCCGAACCGGCGGCCGGTCGCTCCCCAGAGATACGAGGAGGCCAGCGCCAGCGCCGTCTCCTGGATTGCCTCGGGCTTCTCGGCCCAGCCCTCACAGACGCCCAGCGCCTCGGGGTCCACATCCCACGTACACGGTGCGGCCATCTTGACCTCCTTCTGTCAACCCCAGCGTACGGGACGAGACAGGCCCGCCGGGAACCTCCCCGGCGGGCCTGTTGACAGTGCACGGTCAAACGTTGCGGATGTTGATCACGCCGTTGTTGCACCGAGCCGTACAGCTCACGGTCTCGGTGGTCTTGACCGTTTGCTTAACCCCGTCGATCTTGACCGTCTCGGTCTTGGTCCGGGTGATGGTGCCCTGGCCCTTGCACGTCTGGCAGACCCGGACGTTGGACTTCTTGGGCTCGCTCACTTCTTCTTCTTGGCCGCCGCGCGAGCCGCCAGGATGTCCTTCAGGCCGGAGCCGAACCCCTGCTTGACGGACTGGCCCTGGTTGTACTGGAGGCCGCCACCCTTGCGGGTAACCACGCTCACGTGGTCCGACTCCAGCGCGTGGGGGTGCTTGCGCAGCGCCTCCTTGGCCTGCTTCTCACTCTTCTTCACGGCGTCCCTTTCCCGGAACGGGGAACGTCCCCGCCCTGCCCTCTACTTTACAGGCATGACGGGGACGTGTCCACTCCGGACCGATCAGGAGCTGAGCGCCTGGCAACCGCACTCGGCCGCCGGGGGCGCGAGCTGGGTCCAGATCGGGAGGTGGTGCGTGTCGCTCGGGATGGCCGTGAACAGCGGCGACGGGTCGCCGCCGGAGTCCCGAACCACGTCGTACGGGCCGACACCCCACGGGGTGCCCTTCCGCGTCCGGCCCATCACCGTGAAGGTGATCAGGTCGTTGGTGATCACGATGTCCTCGGACAGCGCGCCCTCCACGACCCAGGGCAGGAGGTTGTACCCGTAGAACGGGAACTGGTCACCGGGGAGACATTCCTCCTCGGCGTTGCCCATCCACGCCTCCAGGGCGAAGTTGGCCGTGGCGAAGTCGGACTCGGTGACCGGGAAGCCGATCACGTTGTCCTGGTCATCGAGGTACGGCTGGAGGCCGGTCACGATCGTGAACAGCTCCGCGTCCACCTCCTGGAACACGATCGACACGTCGTACCAGTTGAGGCTTGGCGCGCTCCGCTGGTTGACGATGGCCCGGCCGTTCGCGTTCCGCTGGAGGAAGCGTTCGCCCTCCTCGGTGTTCGGGGTCAGCGTGACGGATACGTACCCGTCCGAGACACCGAACGCACAGTCCCCGAACTCGGGGTTACCGCACTCGTCCAGGCGGGTGACACGGATGGTCTCCCCCTGGAGAGGCTTGGCGCAAAGAAGGTTCATGGTGAAACGACCTCCAGGGGATCGAACTCCGCCCGTCCGGCGAAGCACTCGTGAGCGACCGCGTAGGCGCGCTCGGCCACCATCAGGACCTCGTTCGTGTTCTGGTCGAACGAGTTGTGGACGACGATCTCCGCCGAGCGCCAGACCGTGGTCTGGCCGGTGACGATGATCGAGCCCGCCGGGTACGCACCGAAGGACCAGACGGACCCCAGCGGGGTGACCTTCCGGCCGTTCGGCCCGCTGGTCTCGGGGAGGACCAGACCGGCCTCGGCCGCGAACGCGGCCACCTCGATGGGCGCGTGGATGTAGGCCACGCCCCCGTACCCCTGCTCGGTGTAGGCGTACCGCTCCAGCGCGCCCACCACGTCCGTGATCAGGCCCGGGTCATACCCGGGGTCCACGTCCTCGGCCGCGCCGTTCAGGTCCAGGATGTCCAGCGACTGGCCCTCGAAATCGAGGCCGGTCCAGAACGCGGCCTCGACGGCCGCCTGTTCGTTGCCCTCCAGGCGACGCCGGGCCTGGGTCCGGAACTCCTCGTCCGTGTAGCCGACCGCACCACAGTTGACCGTGGCGAGCACGACGAACACGCCCGTGGAAACCTCGTCGTTGCCCTGGTCCAGGGGCTTGGCCGGAGCCGGGTTCTCCACGCCGTAGCAAGCCACGCCGTAGGGGTAGGCCCGGCCGCACTCCAGCGGCTGGAACCGGACGCCCCCGCCCTCCCCGTGCGCCGGGAAGTCCAGGGGGCCGCTGGCCGCGTCGAACAGCCCATAGCGCCGCCGGAGCCGTTCCGGTGCCGGGACGATGGGAGCTGGGATCATGACCACCCGTGATCACCTCCTCGGTGAGGTAGGACTGGGCCGCCGGACCGGGTGATCCGGCGGCTCAGCGGAGATCAGGGGCAGCAGCCGACGACACCGGAGGTGTCGATGGTGGCCTGGTACAGGCGGGACTCGGCGCACATCTTGAGCACGTTGAACCCGTCCTCCGCGAACAGCGCGGTGTACTGGTTCTGGGTCAGGAGCGCGTTGTCGTACACGGTGTCCAGGTTCACCACGTCGCGGACCGGCTTGACCCAGGTACCGGCCGGGTAGACCAGGAACTGGACCGTGGACGGCCAGGTGGTGATCGGGGTCGCGCCGCCGGGGCCGCTGGCCTGGCCGCTGAAAGCGTCCTGCCAGTCGTAGACGAACCGGGGAACGGCGCGCCGGGTCGTGAAGGCCCGGAGGATGTCCGCGTCCGACACGTCGTACTGGGCGACACCGGCCCGGCGAGCGAGCGCGGCACGCATGGGCGCGATGACCCAGGCGGGGAGGACAACCTCCATCGTCGCGCCCCGGCCCATCCGGTGGCGGTACTTCATGTCCTCGATCGCCAGCTCGATGGCGGAGAGCAGCGAGGAAACCGCGTCGTCGCCCGAGGCGTCCGCCGCGATGACCACGGCCGCGCCCGACTGGGCCACGATGCGCGCGATCACGGACTCGTTGACCTTGTGGGCCAGCGCGACCATCGCACCCCGCGTGAAGCGGGTGACGGCCTCGGGGTAGCCCCGGCGCTGGAGGAGCGAGCCGGTGATGCAGACGTACGCCACGTCCAGGCGCACCTCCACGAAGTCCGGGCACGGGATCTCGACACAGACCTTTTCCGCGCCGTTCTCCACGTCGTACTCGGTGAGGATGACATCGCCCTCGTCACCGATCGAGTCGTAGATGACGGAGAAGTCCGGGCCGCCGTTCTCCGGGACGAAGAAGCCGCCCCGCGTGGCCTGGACCTCGGGGATGTCCAGCATCCCGTCCATCGTCTCCAGCTCGCACAGGTCGTAGATCGTCTCGGACGGCGCACACCAGCCGACAGCGGCGGTCAGCGAGCCGGTCCGCTTGAACGATGCCTCCACGGCCTTGACCAGCGAACCGCCCTCCAGGCGGGACTCGCTCACGGCGTGGTCCAGGACGGTCAGCGCGTCCTTGGTGTCGGTGATGCGCAGCTCGGCCGGGAACTCCCGGTTGAACGTCACACCGCCGTGGCGCTGGAGCGACCGGCCGCCGATGACGGCGCGCTTGCCGCCGTTGCGAACGCGGCTCGCCATGTCCGGGCGCTTGGTGGTGCTGGTGGAGTAGGAGGCCAGGCGGCGCTCCAGCAGGACACCGACCTGGGAGAACGAGGACAGCTCGCCCATGTTGCCCGGCGCGTCCGCGCTGGCGGTCATGCTGGCGTACGCCGGAGCCGCCTCGGGCTCGGGGGCCGGGTCCAGGGTGCCACCGGCCGGGACGGCCGCCGGAACCGGCGGGGTGCCGGTCGGGTCCGGAGCCGGGACCGGCTCGGGGGCCGGAGTCGGGGCCGGGGTGGGCTCGGGGGTCGGCTCGGGCGCGAGACCGGCGGCCAGCTCGGCACGAGCGGCGGTCGCCTGGGCGGCCTCGTCGGTCCGGCGGGTGGTCTCGCCCTGAACGCTGGCGAACAGCTCGCGGGTCGCCAGGAGCGCGTTGCTCGGGCTGGCGTCGTCCGCGAGGACGGTCTGGGCGTGGGTACGGACGGTCGCCGCGAACGCGGCGAACTCCTCCGCGCTGAGCGCGGTCAGGTCGCCCGGCACCTCGAACGGGAAGGTATACATCTCGTCCCCTCGGTGGGTCGTTGGTCGTGGTGACTCCAGCCGGGCCGAGACCTGACACTGGTATGTCAAGCGCGATCGTAGCACCGAGCCCGGCCATTCCGGCCGAGTCGCCCCCTCCCCGGTGCGCGGAAACTTCCCCGGCGTTGCTGTTGACACTTCACAGTCACCCCTGTAATGTTCTCTCCATCAGGCCAGCACGAACCGAGGAGATCACGATGGCGACCACGACCCGCGAGCGGAACTACACCAAGAACCCCCACACCGCGCGCTTCCTTCAGACCTTCCACTCCGCCATCGGATCGAACGGAATCAACTACCGGGAGGGCATCGTGACCGAGACCGAGGCGCTGGAGCTGGAGGCGAACCAGGACGTGGACCTCCTGGACCTGGTGGAGGACAAGGACGTGGTGGACCTCCGCACCGAGGGCCAGGCCCGGTTCATGGAGGACCTGATCGGCCGCCTGACCCAGCTCGACCCGGCCACCGGCGAGACCGCCCGGACTTACACGCTGGGAATGACGGAGCACGGCAAGTGGACCTCGGGCCGGGACGGCAACGCCAGCGCCTGGATCGACCGGATGATCCAGAAGGAGCGCGCCCTGAAGGCGGCGGCTCCGGCCGCCCCCAAGGTCGCCACCCCGGAGATCCCGGCGGGCCGCTACGCGATCGTTGACGGGGAGGTGAAGTGCTACTCCCTGGAGTACGGCAAGGAGGGCACCAAGTGGGCGGGCTTCACCTTCCTGAACCGGATCTCCTCGGACGACCGGTTCCCGATCCGCAACGGTGCCGAGAAGGCCCGCATCCTGGCCGCCATCGCGGCCGACGTAGAGGCGGCCAGCATCCTGGCGGGCCACACGCTCCGCCAGTGCCGCCGGTGCGCTCGCACGCTGAGCGACACCAAGAACCCGTACTTCTCGGTGGCCCTCGGCCCCGAGTGCGGGACCAAGTAACCAGCCCAGGAGGGCGGGGGCCGCGAGGCTACCGCCCTCCAGGCATGACGGTAAGGTGAGAGTATGGAGATCCTGAAGATTCGGCCAGCGCGCGTCCAGGCGGCGCTCGTGTCCATCGGGGACATGCTCGTGTCCTCCCCGCTGGGGACGGACGGCATCCGCGAGTCCCGGTGGATCGGGGCCGTGACCGAGCACATCATCGTGACCGAGCGGCCGGACCCGGACCGCGCGGACGGGATGATCCCGGTCCCCGAGGACGAGGCCGCGAGCTGGCGGCAATGGCGGGTCGGCAAGGTGGACGGCGAGAACGTGGAGACCGCCGTGGTCCCGGCGGAGGGCTGGGTCTGGGTCCACCTCCCCGAGGTGTCGGCATGAGCGGCCCGAGCACCGAGTGGCCGCACCCCTGGCCCCCGCCCCCTCCTCCGCCCCCGGACGAGGACTGATCGAACGAGGCGGCCCGCTGGCTGGCGGGCCGCCTCTCTCGGTGGTAACCTTGCAGTCAGGACAGCGAAGTGAAGGAGAACGAGATGGACACGGCGGACGTACAGGTGGGCTCCACCATCACGAACGGATCGAGCGCGCTCCGGATCACCGAGCGCGTGGAGCGTGACCCCCGCTGGGGTACCCCGAGCTGGCGAGGGATGTGCATCGCCCTGGAGGCGTTCGGCGGCAACACCGGCACCACGGACACCGTGCCGGACTACCTCCTGGGGAGCTGGCGACACGTGCCGTTCGAGTGGTCGCCGGTGACCGGCGGCGGCCTGGAGGAGCGGTACGTGTGGTCGGCCGACTGGCGGCGGCTCCAGCGCGAGGTCCGGCCCGCCCCCGGCGTCCAGCCCACCGTCAACGGCATCCGGGGCCACCTGGTCACCACGCCCGAACAGGACGAACTCCGGCGCACGCTGGCGCTCCAGGACACCATCGGGCCGGACGCCGTGCTCCGGCTCCTGACCGAGACCGGGAGCGCGGTCCCCGTGGACTGCCGAGCTGAGCACGGCCAGGGGCACCCGGACTGCCCGAAGTGCTGGCGCTGGAGCGAGCGCAACCCGAACGCGGTCCCCCGGCCGTGATGTGCGGGCCGTGCTCGGAGGAGAGCGGACGCTGGCTGGACACGAGCCCGTCCACTCTCCTGCCCCGGCTCGGGTTCGCCCACGGCTCCGGCGCGGCGTACGACGTGAGCGCGCCGGGACTGGCTGGGCGACGCCGGTCCCGGCATGAGGAGTGGGCGGCCACGGTGCGCTTCCAGCGCGCGCTCATCCGCGAGGGGTGCGCCGCCGGACGGCACGCGGCACCCCGTGTTGACACTTCACAGTCAAGCCTGTAATGTTCTCTGTGTGGCCGGGACAGCGGCCAGTTGAAAACTCCAGAGAGCAGGACGCGACATGGACAAGACGATGACCGTTTACGTCGGAATCAGCAGCGACACCCGCACCACCGAGCGGTACTACGTGGACTGCCGGGACACCAGCCGCCCGACCCAGGACCCCCGGGGCCGCCAGCTCCGCCTCCTGAAGACCGATGACCCGGCCAAGCTGGTCCGGGACATCACGGCCGAGGGAATCCGCCAGGGAGTGATGGTGACGTTCGAGGACGAGACCGGCGAGTGAGACGAGGCCCCCGCTACGGCGGGGGCCTTGCTTCTTTGTAGGCACTCCTGTAAAGTATCCCGTATGAGCCAGAACAAGAACGACAAGCCCCACGCCGGTCACCAGGAAGGTATGGAGTACGAGCGGGACCAGGTAGACACCCGGCCCGAGAAGGGCCGCCTGTTCGTCAAGGACAAGGGCGGCGCGGTCCTCCTGACCCAGACGGACAAGACGTTCGGCGGCAAGAAGAAGAAGTAACCCACCGAGACGAGGAAGGCCCCGAGCGGTTCGCTCGGGGCCTTCTCCGCGTCCGGGCTCCTGGTCCCGGTCTCACCTGACAGTGAAGTGTCAGGCGGCTTTCTTGACCGTGGACCCAGGGTGCCGCGCCGCGAACGCCGTAGCGGCGGCCTCGCTGGTCTTGGTCACCTTCATCCCACCGGGGAGCGTGACCGTGTAGCTCTCACGCTTGGCCTTCCCCTTGCACGCACACGCCATCGTTCAGCCCTCCAGCTCCCGGGCCAGCTTGGCCCGCTCCTCGTCCCGCTGGACCGCCTCGGCGGCCAGCACCGGCTCCAGCTCCTGGGCCAGCTCGCTACGCGCGGCCTGAACCGCGCGGTCCTCGGCCAGGGCGGCCCGGACGGCCCCCTGGATGTCCAGCGGCGCGGTCCGCAGCGTACGGAACCCGTCCTCCTCCGCCATCGGCCCCAGCGCCGCCGTGAGCGCCACCTGGCGGCCAGCCCGGGAGAAGGTGCCCGGGATCGGGAAACCCGGCTCAGCGTGAGCACGGGGGCCGGGGGACAGCGCCAGCACCTCGACCAGGGACAGCCCGGCCGGGGTCTCGCGCCAGTCGCCGGACACCTTGCGCCGGTCGATCGCCGCGCGCTCGGTGCCACCGAGGCCGGACTGGATCGCACCGGCCACCACGATCCCGAACTCGTCCTCGTACGCCCGGACGTAGGCGGCCACGGTCTTCCCGTCGTACGCGCTCATGGTCGCGCTGGCGTTCAGGCTCAGCCCGGCGTGGCGTCCGCCCACGGTGATCCGCCCGGCCCAGACCGTCCCGCCGTCCTCGGTGTCCACCGGGAAGCGGTTGAACGCCGCGTACGCGCCGCTCTCGTCCTTGGGCGCGGTGACGCACACGTCCGAGTAACCGACGTGGCACGTGGACCAGGTGGCGATGTGGCCGTACACCCGGCCGGTCTCCCAGTCCCAGGTGATCGGGGTCGGGCCGTCCAGGGCGGGCCGGTCGAACCGGGCCACCTCGGGGAGGGACGAACCGGCGGACATGCTGGCGACCAGTGCCACGGTCCGCTCCAGCGCGGCCTCCTGGGCGGCGCGCTCCTCCTCGTCCTCCGGCACCTCGGCGGCGGCCAGCTCCAGCGGCCGGGAGGTCTCGGCAAACGCCGGGATCGAGACCAGGGTGGCGGCGCGCACTCGGCCCGCCGTCACCAGTAGCTCGATCTTGGGCTCCTCCCCGGTCTCCTCGTAATGCGCCTCGATGTCTTCCCAGGTCACGGGTTCGTCCGTGCCCTCCATCACCGGGACGCCCTCGAACGAGTCCAGGTCCACGGACGGGCCGAGCGTGCCAGCGCCGATCAGGTGCATGGCCTCGGCCACGTCCTCGGCCAGGCGCGGCATCTCCTCGCGGCTCACACCGTCGAACAGCTCGCCGCGCGCCCACACGCCGGACATCGCCTGGTCCATCCCCTTGGCCCGCTCGGCCGAGATGAACCCCTGGGCCACGGCGTCCTTGACGGTCAGGACGGCGGCCTCCTGGACCACGCCCACGACCACCGCGCCATCGTGTCCGCCCTCGCGCGAGCGCGCCCACTCGAACGGGAACGGCACCTCGGCCAGGGTGATGGCGTCACCGGCGAACCGGCGGCCGTCCCCGGTGCTCAGCCCGATGGGGGCGAGCATGGTCTGAAACCTTGTCGTCATGGCTCCTCCTCGTCCCCAGGCTACCGGCGTCGCCGGAACTGGCGGTTGCTCAGGTCTACGGTCTCGCCGGGCTCCACCAACAGCATGGTGCACCGGCACTGAATCACTTCCCCGGCGGGTCCGGACGGGTCGCCCGGGAACGCCAGCTCGAACCCGCCCACGATGAACCGGCCCTTGACCGGCACCCGCTGACCATCGGCGGCCACGTGCGTGGCGCGCGTCCGGTGGTCCTCGGTCGCCAGCCACAGCTTCTCCAGCTCCAGGTCCGGGTCCTCCTCGGCCAGCGTGGCGTACGCCTCGCCTCGGCCGAAGTTCAGCGCGCCGATCGTCTCGGTCCGCGCGATGACGGTTGCCCGGTTCGGCCAGCGCTCGCTCGCCGTCCTTGACAGAACACTGTCAACCCGGGCGGCCAGCTCGGGGATCGTGTCGCCCAGGTTGATCCCGGCGGCCAGCTCGCCAGCTACCAGGTCGTACACCTCGTCCGGGATGCGGACCAGGCGGTTACGGACCTCGGTCAGGTAGCGGACCACGGCGGGCCGCTGGTCCCACTCGTACCCGGCACCGAACAGCTTGCGGAACGCGGCCCCGATGGCCTTCCAGATCGAGCCCTGGAGGAGGTGGTCCACGGCCTCGCGCCAGCTCGGCTCCAGCGCCCACACGGCGTCCAGGTCGGGCTTGCCACCGGCGCGCAACATCCGGCGCTCCAGGGCCACCAGCCACTCGGACAGCGCGGCCCAGACCTCGGCCCGGATGGACCGCTCGTTCTGGGCCACCTCCAGGCGCGCGTCCAAGCGATGGGGGAGCCAGGGATCGGTCCCCCGGCCGTCCCAGACCGGCCCGGTCACCAGACCAGGCCCAGCACGAGGTACGCCACCGAGAGCCCGATCAGGGCCGCGCCGGTGGCGATGGTCGCCCGGTCGATGATCATGCGGCTTCCACCTCCAGCAGGCCCCGGCCCTGGTTCGGCATCGAGAGCGTGGCGTACAGCATGTCGTCGTGGTGGCGGAGCCCGCGAGTCAGCAGCTCCAGCACGTACGTACTCAGCACGCGCTCCAGCTCCCCGGCGTCCACCCCGAGATCGGCGGCGGCCACGGCCACGTGGTTCCACGCGCCCTCGGTGACCCGGCGCGCCTTGTCCGGCGTGATCGGCCCAACGTGGTGGTGGAGTTCGTGGCGCGGCACGTCCGACCAGCGGCCCCGGCGCTCGGCCGGTGTGGTCAGCCGACCACCCGCCAGCTCCAGGGCGCGAAGGATCATCAGCTTGGCCGAGGCGTTGAACACGGCCTCGGGGGAGGGGAGCGCCAGCACCGGCCGGGCGGCCAGCGCGATCCGCCGGTCCAGGGCGGCCGTGATGGCGCGCGCCTCGTCCGCGTCCGGCTGGTCCGGGGCCTCGCCACCGTTCGGCGCGCCCTCGCTCTCGTCGTCGTCCAGGTCGCCGTCCGTGCGCTGGGCGGCCGTGGGCGGAAGGCCCACGGACTGGACGGCCGGGAGGCCGAGCGCCGCCTGGATCGCCGGGTCCAGGATGAGGTCCGGCTGAGTCTTGACCAGGCCGAGGAGGATCTGGACGGCGCGCTCCTGGACGGTAGGCATCTGGTCCACCGAGAAGGCTCCGGCCTTCACCACCTCCTCGTCCTTGATCAGGTTGCGCTCGTGGAGCTGGATCGCCTCGTCCAGGCGGTTGGGCTTGCTCGCCAGGGTGGACGTGTCGAACGCGAATGCGTAGCGCTCGGGGTTGGTGACGCCCATCGACTCCAGGGCGCGCCGGAGGAACCCACGGGTGAGCGCGTCCGCGATCAGCCCGAGGTACCCGCGAATCCAGCGGATGCCCTCGTCCGAGATCAGCCAGGCCGTCCAGTGGTTGGCGTCCCCGATGCCGGTCAGCACCTCCCCCGGGATCTCGGCCGAGGAGGCCAGGCGCGCAATCGCCTTGTCCTTCATCGGCGTGATCTCGGCGGACAGCTCGGACCAGAAGGTCAGCGGCTTGATCTTGTCCAGGTGCTCCATCATCTCGTTCGGGATGGTCGCCATGATCGGCACCATCGCGGACGCGCGACTCTGGTCCGCCATGCTGGCGGCGGCGGCACGCTGGAGGTAGGCCATGAACCCGGCGAGCCCGGCCGGGTCCTCCTCGCCTCGGGGGAAGTCCACGCCCTCGGGGAGGAACATGATGCCAGCGCCGGTCAGGCGAGAGTCCAGCTCGGCAAACTCGCGCTTGGTCAACAGCTCGATCTCGCGCAACGGCACGATGGCCGAGCGGGTGAACGAGTCGGCCTGGTCCGTGTCGTTGGGGTGCGGACGCCAGCACCGGATGAGGATGTCCTGGCCGTCCACCAGGACCAGCTTGGAGCCGCCCCGTTGCTGGGGTCGGCGGACCGCGATCTCATCGCCGGTCCGGCTGATGGCGGAGCCGGTCACCACGAACCAGGAGCCCTCCGCCGCTTCTGGCGAAGTCGCGGCCCCCTCGCCCACGATCCAGCACTCCCCGCCCACGGCGAGGTCCAGCCCGGCCAGGCGGAGGTTGTCGTCCCGCTGTGACCCGGTGCCGAGCGGCACGGCGGCCAGGCGCTTGATCCGTTCGTCCTGGACCTCGCCGGTCTCCTCGCCGGTGTCGTCCACCTCGGTCACGTAGAGCCGGGCCTGGGCCACCGAGTCACCGATGCGCCCGGCCAGGAAGTGGTGTTCCGGAATGATGTCGTACAGACGCCAGCCCTCGGTCTGCCAGTCCTTGTTCCCGAACTTCCAGGTCTTCCAGGAGCTGGAGGCCCCGAGGTCTACCTGGGCCGTCGCGCCAGCGAGCGCGATCCGTCGCGCCACCTCGGCACCGAACGGCTCGGGCGGGGCGCTCTTGGGCTTGAGCAGGGCCACCGGTGTTACCTCCCAGCGTTCGCGGTCATACCCGTGACCTGGCTGAACGCCAGCGCCAGGGCCGGGATCAGCATGACGGGCGAGTCGCCCCAGAACCAGACCAGGGGCGCGGCGGCCAGGCTGACCCACATCCCGGCGCACCACGGACACGTGATCAGCGTGGAGACCAGCTCACCGGCGGAGCCGGGCCGGTCGTCCAGCTTGACCACGATGGCATCGCGGATCGGCTCGGTGATGGAGTCGGCCACGATCAGGCCCGTCACGCGCGCCACCGCGAGCGCATACACGAGGAGCTGGAGCCAGACCGGGATCGTCATGGCCCCCATGCTACGGGGCGAGAGGGCATCTCGGCCCACTCGCCCCGTTGACAGTCGAATGTCAGTCGGTCCAGGGGAGGCGACGCCAGCGCTCGGCCAGGCGCGCCGGGTCGAACGTCCACCCCCGCTGGAGGTCGTGCTGGTGCGGAGTGAGCCCGAACGAGGTCACGATGCGGGTCACGTTGTGGATTCTCGGGCTGGCCGCCTGGCCGGTGCGCGCCAGGTACAGCCGGTGGACCTCGGTCACGGTGTGGAACCCGGGCTCCAGGTCCCGGATCGCCAGCACCACGTCCGCCACCCTGATCCGGCCGTACACCTGGCCCGGGTCGCCGGTCACCACGCCGTTAGCCACGGGGAGCCACCTCGCCCCGAGCGGCGCGCCGGGTCAGGTACCAGCACCGCGCCGTGGTCCCGCCGGTGCGCCGGACCTGTGTCCGGTAGCCCAGCTCGCGGAGCACCATCCCGAACTTCTTCTGGCTCACGGGCTCCAGGCCCGCCTCCTTGCACATGCCGGTGTACCAGCCGTACAGCGCGGCGCTCGTGTACCAGCCGGGCTCCGCGCCCATGTCCTCCACGAGGATCTTCAGGTTCTCCGCTGTCAGGTCCGCGATCGGGCGCGGCCGGAGCGTTTGGGGTTCGATCTCCATACGTAACAACCTATCACACGTCGTCACTATCACCCCGACTCGGGGGGAGCCGGT